TCATCGGGTGGCCTCCGTCGGGGCGTCGAGGGTGGGGTCGAGGCGGAGCGGGCAGGTGCGATGGTCGGCGGCGGTCTCCGGGCTGCACGGGCTGCCGCACCGGTCGCAAAGGCCGCGCACCTCCTGCGAGCAGCAGGGGCAGGCGCAGCGACCCCGGACCGCTGGCGCACCGAAGCCGCCGATGTACACGTCGTAGTTCCCTGCACAGGCGCCGTGCTCGCCGATGCCGCACGGCGCGCACAGGCCGCTCACGACCGGCCCGCCGCGCAGGCGGGGCAGGCGCGCGGGAACCAGCTGGCCCACGGGCACTGCGGGTCCGGGCGCACGCCGAGGTCCACGGCCGTCGCGGTGTCGAGGCGTCCGGCACACCACACGCACTCGGTGCCCCGTAGCTGCCGCTCGCCGAGAGCGGTCGGCTGCGGTAACTCCTGCACTGTCGTCGCCATGGTCATCCCCTGCTGTCCGATCGAGATCAGCAGGATGGCGCGCGGCCAAGGCCGGAACGCTCACAGATCTGTGAGCGTCACACCCCCACCCAGGCGGCCATGCGCGTCAGCCGCTCCGACGGCCGGCGGGTGGTGTGCAGCAGGCCGCGCACCGTCTCCCGCGTTCGAGGCAGGTAGCGGGTCTGCTCCGGGGCGACCGCCCGCGCCTCAACCAGATGCCTCAGCGACGTGTCGCCGAGGCCGGTCTCCATCTCGGCCATGGCCCGGTCGACAAGGAAGCGGGCCCGGCGCGATGTCATCGCCGACGGCGGGATGCGCAGAGCCCTGGCCTGCTGGAGCGCATCGTCGTACTGGCGCATGGTGATCGCGGCACCCATCGCGTGAAGGCGGACGTTGAGCGCGCCGAACCCCAGCCAGTGGATCGACTGGGCCGGGCCAGTGCGGGCGGCCAGTTCGCGGGCCGCCTCGATGTGCCGGGCGACACCCGCCCGGTCCCGGGCCCGCGCGGCAACCGCCGACGCCCCGAGGTGCAGCTGCCCGGCGACAGCCAACGCCTCGCGGGACGACTGCCCGTCCAGCGTGTCGTGGCCCGCCTGGACGAGGCGCAGCCCCAGCTCGGAGTCCTGCCAGGACAGGGCCCGCTTGTACTGGCGGATCGCCGCAAGACACGGGTCGGAGGCTCGCTCGGCGGCCCACCCCATCCTCTCCAGCGCGAGAGCGGCGAGGTCCCGGTGCTCCAGCTTCAGGGCCACGTCGTGCGCGGACCGGTACGTGGAAGCGAGCGCCCGCCACCCTTCCGTGGACGGAGAAGTCAGCGCCACGTGGGTCAAGTCGGCGATGAGGTCCGGCAGCGCGCTCGCAGCGGTGCGCAGGTGGGTCGCCCGCACCTGCTGACACACGCGGTCGGCGGCCTCCACCATGGCCGCCACCGGGCGGGTTGGGCGCTCCACGTCCGGCGCAAGGTCGTAGAGGTCGAGGGCCTCACGGATCGGGCGCACGATGTCGGCCCGCTGGCCGGGAAGTTGATCGGTCACGGCAGATCCTGTGAGCAGGGAGACGTCGATGCGCAGGGCTGCGGCGACCGCCGCGACCAGCTCCGTCGACGCTGCGCGCGCCCCGCACTCCACCTGATTCAGGAGGCTGTAGGAGAACGGGATGCGATCCGCGAGCTGGCGTTGGCTGAGTCGTGCCCGGCGCCGCTCCCGACGGATGCGGCCACCTGTGCTGTCGTCGTCCGGTGTGGGCATACTGGTCCCCCTGTTCCTGACTCGTCATCTGGAACATACCCGCGCCGCCCGGCGACGGGACCCCAACCGCCCCCGGTCGTCCCCGATCGGGGGCGGTTGCGTCTGCCGTGGTCGGCGGGGTGGGATGTGGCGATGACGACTCTGTACCTCTTCGGCTCGGCTGCCCCTCCGGTCCTCGGCGTGGGGACGGTGATCGAGGACGCGCAGCAGCGTGGCTTCGACGTGTGCCTCGGCCTCACCCCGACGGCAGCCCGCTGGCTGGAGCCGCAGACGGCCGAGCTGGAGCGGCTGACCGGGCACCCGGTCCGGTCCGAGTACAAGGCGCCCGGGACCGCCGACGCCTGGCCGAAGGCAGACGTCGTGCTGTTCGCCCCCGCCACCTTCAACAGCATCAACGCGTGGGCCCTCGGCATCACCAGCTCCTTCGTCGTCGGGGTGTGCGCCGAGGGCATCGGCAAGGGCATCCCCCTGGTGACCATGCCGTGCGTGAACGCCGCCTACGCGCAGCACCGAGCGCTCGACCGGAGCGTTGCCGAGCTGCGCGACATGGGCGTGAGCGTGCTGTACGGAGAGGGCGGGTTCCAGCCGAATCCGCCCGGCGAAGGCCGCGAGTTCCCGTGGCGCGTCGCTTTCGACGAGGTCGAGCGCGCTGTCGGCGCGGGGCGCTAGCCTGCCCTCATGTCCTCCCTGCCCGCAGCCCGGCCGCGCCCTGCCGCCAAGGTGAACGCGGAGATCCGCGCGCTGATGCTGCGCTCGGGCGGCCGCTTGGCTGCCGGCGACCGGGCCCGGTACGTGGAGCTGATCGCGGAGTGGGCAGAGGCGGTCCGCGATGCCGTCCGACCTGCGGCGTAGGATCCGGCCGTGGACATCCCCGACAGCCTGATCGACCTCCAGCGCGCCGCCGACGCCGAGTGGGCGCGCCTCGCCGAGCTCACCGACAACGACGAGCGGGAGCGGCAGCGGCGCGTCTGGTTCGAGGCGGGCGCCCGGGCCCAGGCCGCCATCACCGAGTGGGCCGTCGCCGAGAACAAGAACCGGTACAAGGTGGAGAAGGCCGTGCGGGAGGCCGTGCGGCACCCGGAATCCGGAAGCGACTGAGAACCGGCGCCCCGCCCTGTAGCGTCCCAGGTCAGGAAGCGTCGTCCCCGCGCGAGCGGGGGTGGTCCCCGGTCCAGCTCCCGCGAGGCGCCCCGCACCATGTCGTCCCCGCGCGAGCGGGGTGGTCCCCGCATCCAGGTGTTCATCCGAGCCCTGCTGATGTCGTCCCCGCGCGAGCGGGGGTGGTCCGACCTTCTCGGCGCCGTCGGCGAGCGACTCGGCGTCGTCCCCGCGCGAGCGGGGGTGCTCCCTACGAGGACGTGACGATCAACGGCAACACGTTGTCGTCCCCGCACGAGCGCGGGGGTGGTCCGCCATCCGTGTCCAGCTCCTAGGTGGGCAGCCGACTCTCCTGCTACTGCGGGGTGGCCCGCCGTTGGTCTTCGGCTACAACGTCTCGAGCGGTTCTCCCCGCGGCCGCGGGGTACGACGAAGCGCCCCCGCCGCCCTGCATCGGCAGGGGGCGGGGGCGTTGTCAGTCCTCGTCGTCGGGCCCGGGCCACGGGCCGTCGGGGTAGACCGGCTCGCGGAACGGGTCGGCCGACGGGATGGGCACCGGGTCGGCGAGGCCGAGGGCGGCCAGGGCGGCGGTGTCTCCGGCGGCCGGGTCGATGCGGCGCTCGGCCGGACGGGGCTCAGGGTCGGGCATGAGGGTCCCCCTCGGGGCGTTGGGCGCGGGTCACCATCAGGGTCCGCTGCGCGAGCAGGCCGGCGACGAGCAGCAGCAGGCCGGCGCGCACGATGCGGAGCACGGTCGCCGGGGTCCCGTCGAGGCCGACGATGGTGATGACGACGGTGTACAGGCCGAGCAGGCCGAGGGTCGCGGCGAGGAGCATGAGGTGCCAGCCCATGGGGGTGGAGCGCCACGGCGCGAGCCGGTGGTAGGTGACCACGAAGACGGCCGCGCTCAGGGCGACGAGGGCGCTGACGCTCGTGTTGAGCAGCTGGGCGAAGCTCATGCCCGCCTCCCCTCGATGCTCGCGCGGAACAGCTGCGCGAAGTGGTTCTCCTCGCGGTACCGGCGCAGGGTCTCGGCCGTCTCCTGCACGGCGGGCTGCCGGTCGGCGGCCTCCTGCCGGTCGGCGCGGGCCCGATGAAGGGCCCGGTCGGCTGCTGCTTGCCCAGGACTTCGGCCGCCGTGTCGGCGGCGCCATGGCCACTTCACCCTGTGCCCACCTCCTCCGAGTCGGCGGCGGCCGCGCGCAGACCCGCGAGTGCGTGGGCGCCGGTGCGTCCCAGCTCCAGCAGCTCGCGGGTCTGCGCGCGCTCCATCGCCCGCGCCTCCTCCGAGACGACGTGGGCCTGCCGCCACGTGTCCCGCTCCTCCTTCAGGTCGTCGTAGGTCCGGCGGGGCACGAGGCGCCCGGTGAGGACCATGAGGACGACCAGCGCGAGGAGCGTGACGGCGCCGAGGTCGGCGATCTTCAGGCCGAACAGCTCACCCATCAGCGCCTCCTGGATCGGTAGTTCACGTGCGGGTCAGACGCCCTTCGCCAGGGACGCCGAGTTGGTGACGTCCCGCCAGCGGGCGACGAGGCCCTTCAGCAGGGCGCCCGCGGCGGCGACCCCGCCGACGGCGGCGGCCTGCCACATGGCCAGGTCGAACGGTTGGGTGAGGACCACGCCGCCGACGAACGCCTGGAGGAACGTTGCTGCGGTGCGCTCGGCGAGGTCGCGGGCGTAGGCGGCGCCGGTCTTCACGACCGTCTGCGCGTCGGGCAGGGAGATGTGATCGGCCATGACGGCGTTCCTCTCAGACGGGCTGCGCGAAGGAGCGGCAGCCGATGACGGTTCCGGAGGCGTTGCGGACCTCGCGGTAGGGGACGAGCAGGTCGCCGCGCCGGGTGGCGAGGGCGAGCGCGACGACGAGGGAGACGATGTACTGGTACCCGTCTCGCTTCGGCGGGAGGTTCTGGGCGTGCCCGAACTCGACCAGCACGGGCCACATGCCGCTGCTGACTTCGAACGTGGCCAGTCGTGCCGGAGTCGGCTCGGGCGCGTAGACCTCCCGCAGGTGAGGGTCGAGGTCGTCGGTGCCGTCCTCACGCTCGTTGGCGTACAGCCGGATTGGGTGGGGCGTGAGGTTGAGAATCGGCATCAACTCCCCCGCTTCTGCTGGTCGCGGATGTCGCGGACCAGGTCGCGGGTCTCGCGGGCGAGGTCGTAGATCTCGCGCAGGAACGAGATGGGCTTCCAGGTCGGGTTGGTCTTCTTCGTCGGAGAGCTGTCCGGCGCCGGGGCGGCGTCCTGCTCCCACACGTCGCGGTACGACATGGGCGTCTCCTTGTCGGGAGTGGTGGGGGTGGGGGTCTTGCCGGGTGGGGCGGAGAGGCGGCGCTCAATCCGGTCGCGCATCGACGACATGGTGAAGCCGCGGGGGTCGACCTTGCCGGGCTGCCACTCCAGGTGGCCGATGACGGAGGCGGCGTCCCAGCCGTGCATGCGGCAGATCGCGGCCGACACGCGCTCGATCGCGTCGAGCTGGGCGGCGGGCCAGGGGTCCTTGCCGTCGCCGAGGTTCTCGCACTCGAAGCCGTAGAAGCGGGCGTTGCCGTCGGTGTTGGCCTCGTCCGGCTTGGGCAGGGCGCGCTCGGCGATGACTGCGGAGAGGACGTCGTCGTCGCCGGCGCCGGCGTGGTTGGCCCTGCCGTAGCCGACGAGGTGGACCCGGCCGTCCTTGGTGATGACGCCGTGGCACAGCGGCCCGGGCAGGCCCGAGTAGCCGTTGCGGCAGATCTCCACGGTGCGGGCGGAGCCGGAGGTCACGGTGTGGTGGATCATCACGCCGTTCAGGGGGCCCCAGGCGCCCTTGCTGTTGCGGTTGTGGGTGCGCCAGCTCCCCACCTCCACGACGGTGACGCCCTCGGCCTTGAGGGCGGCGAGGAAGGTGGCCGGGGTCATGGGTGGTGCCATGCGCGGTCTCCGATCATGCGGAGAGCCCCGGCCGATGCGGCGCGGGGCTCGAGGTGGTGGGGTGTCAGACGAGGGCGAGCGCCATGATGGCCGGGTCGAGCCCGACTTCGCCGGTGGACTGGTCGACGGTCGACGGCAGGGTGGTCTGCCCGGAGGGGATGCACCAGTGCCGCTGGAACGCGGTCGCGCCGAGGAAGAAGTTGCCGGGGTTGGACGGTGCCTCGTTCTGGATGTGCATGTAGTACATGTCCGTGGCGGCGCCGGCGGACATGAGGAACGCGGCCCAGTACCGGCCGGGGGCCAGGGTCGCGGTCGCCGTCAACGGTATGGGCACGGCGCCGATGTGGTTGTTGCGCATGCCGGGCGCGGACCCGGTGATCTGCCCGGCCGCCGGGACGCTCGACAGGGCGGTCGACCCGGACCAGGCGGCGCGGGTGCCGTCCTCCCGGTAGATCCCGGCGAAGAACCGGGCGGCCGGGACGGCAGTGCTTCCGGCCCAGCCGCGGGCCATGATGACGACCCGGTTGACCTGCGTGCTCTCGGTGATGTTGATGCCGCACATGTAGGTGCGGCCGACGACGACGGCCTTTGTGGTGGTCGGGTTGGAGACGGCCGCCGGGTCGACGGACCACGCCTGGAAGCCCAGGGCCTGCGGCGTCCACACGTTCCGTGGGGATGCGGCGGGCGCTTGGGCGGCGGGCAGGCGGGCGTCGGCGCCGAGCGAGGCCACGCCGTTCGCCGTACCGCGGGCGGTGACCGCGAGGGCGCCGATCTGCGCCGGGGTGAGGGGGTCGCCGCCGCCGGTGGCGTGGGTGGCCGCGTGGGCCACCGGGGTACGGGCGTTGGTGGTGGTCGGGTCGGTGGAACGCAGCGCGATGTCGGCGCCGGCTCCGGCCGCACCGAGGGGCGGCTGCGGACCAGGGTCGCCCTGGTCGCCCTTCGGGCCCTGCGGTCCCTCGGCGCCGTCGGCTCCCGGCTCGCCGGGATCACCCTTGGGGCCCTGCGCACCATCGGCACCCGGGGCGCCAGGGTCACCGGGCGGCCCCGGTTCGCCCGGGTCCCCCTTGGGGCCCTGTGCGCCTTCCGGGCCGGAGTCCCCGGCGGGTCCTTGCAGGCCCTCGGGGCCGCGCTCGCCAGCAGGCCCGGGTTCTCCTTGCTCGCCAGCGGGTCCACGTTCTCCGGCCGGGCCTTGGGGTCCGGGGTCTCCTTGCGGTCCCGGGTCACCGGGGGGTCCGGGTGGCCCCTGCTCACCGGGGTCGCCCGCTGGCCCCGGCTCTCCCTGCTCGCCTGCGGCGCCTGGTTCACCGGCCGGGCCGCGTGGCCCCTCGGGTCCCTGCGGACCTTCCGGCCCCGGCTCGCCAGCGAGCCCTTGGGGGCCGTCCGCTCCGGCCGGGCCTGGGGAGCCGTCGGCCCCCGCAGGTCCCTGCTCGCCCGCAGGTCCGGTCGGCCCGGGCGGACCGGGTGGGCCCGGCGGTCCGGGGACGCGAATGTAGGACTCGTGCGGAGCGCGGACAGGCGCAAGGTCGGAGAGGTCGACGGTGGCCTGCCCGGTAGGGAGGATGACGTCGTAGACGGCCCGCCGGGCGCCGTCGATCTCCTCGTCGACCTGGCACAGCCACTCCTCGGGGAGGAGCCCGCCGCCCGGGGCCACGATGGTGATCGCGACGCGCCCCTCCTCGTCCAGGGTTCCGGAGACGGGCCCGCCGAGCTGGGTGTCCTCGTCCGGGGAGATGAGCCGACGGGGGCGGGGCGTGAGGGTGACCTGGCCCGCCAGCGGCTCGGCCAGGTTGGTCGACAGCCAGCGGCCGGTGACGGTCAGGGTGTCCACAAGGTGCCTCCGTTCAGGCGGCGACGGCGAGCCAGTCGACGACGGTGAGGGTGCTGGTCTGGCGGGCGATGGTGATGGTGAATCCGCTCTCGGACTGGTCGGTGTAGTTGCACTCGATGAGCACGCCCGGGACCGAGGATCGGCCAGTAAGGAAGATGCGGGGCGTCTCGGTGAACGTCCCGGCTGGGAAGGTCACCGCCGCCGTCCCGCGCAGGTAGGCGCCGAGAGCCCCAGACGCTGGGACGTTTTCCGTCGGCGTGATGTTGACGGTGCCGGTGAGCAGCCCGGCGCGGAGCCGCTCGGCGGTGATCCGCATGCCGGGCTGCCACGGGTAGGGGAACGGCACAGCGGCCTCCTAGATGACGATGGCGGGTTGGGCGAGGCGCACGTCGCCGCCCGCCGCGTGGTCCTGCGGGTCGGGCCGGGTCACGGTCATCCGCTGGACGCCGACAGCCTCGAACAGGTCGAAGCGAATCTGCGGGTCCACGTTGGTGTTCCCGGTGAAGCCGCCGGCGGTGACGCCGACGAGGCCGTGCTCGATCGGGTCGGTGGTGATGGTCTGGTCCTGGTGCCAGATCGTCGGCTCAGTGCCGCCGACCGGCCACACCCGCATGCGGAGGCGGTGCCCGTCCACGCGGGCCCGCACCTCGAACTCGGCGCCGGCCGTGTAGCCGCCGGAGACGGTGACGGTGGAGCCGACCTGCGTGACGGTGCGGGTGATGCTCGTGGACAGGGTGCCGCCAGCGTTGAAGTGCAGGCGGGCCCGGTAGTAGTTGGAGCCGTCGGCGTACCGCAGCAGCACACCGGGGATGAGGGCGGCGCCGGTGGACACCTGCGGTACAGACATCCGCACCCGCACCTCGGCGTCACCGAGCGGCCCGGCGAGCGCCTGGATACGGACGGCGCTGATCGTGGCCGAGGACACCGTGACCACGCCGCGGCCAGCCGACACGGAGCGCTCAGCGGCGGCGCCTCCGCCGAGAAGCCAGGGCAGGCCGCCGGAGGCGGTGCCCCAGCCACCCGTCACGGTCCGCTGGAAGGTGTCGAAGACGTCGGCGACGGCGATGACGGTCACCTCCTCGCCGTCCGCGTTCAGGACGTAGGGCAGCTCGGAGGCGGCCCGCGTCCACGTCGGCCCGGCGGTGACCCGCGTGAGGATCGCACCGTCGGCGGACGCGACAGGACCGGCCAGCACGGTGCCGTCCGTGTCGACGCGGCCGAGCTGGTCGTCGCCCACAACCCCGGCCGTCCACGGCGACGCCGGTGAGCAGGTCGCGCGGACCGTCCAGCGGGTCGGCGTGATGGTCTCCGTGGTGCCCTCCACCATGAGGGGCACGGTGCCCTGTGGGTGCTGTGGCGGGAGGCCGGTCACGTCCATGCGGGTTCCAGAGTCCACCGACAGCCAGCCGTCGATGAGCCGCGGGGCGATGGCGAGGTCGGCGCCGACCTGTGGGTAGCGCATGCCTCGGACGGTGCCGAGGTGCAGCCGCCACCCGGCGAGCGCCTCTAGCTGCGTGTCGTAGGCGACGTTGAGCTGCGCCGAGGCGTCGTAGATGCCGGACTCGGCGATCGACTCCGCGTCCTCCACGGTCGCCGACGAGCCGCCCTCGCGGGAGACGGTGATGCGGTTGCGGGTGCGCTGGTCGTCGAGGACCGGGCTGAACGGCGCGGCGATCTCGTTGGCCTGCGCGTCGAGGACGAGGGCGGGCCGCTGATTGAGGAGGCTCTCCCTGCTGCGGTACTGGAGGCCGGGCTGGCCACGCAGCTCGGTGAGGATGCCGCCATCGGCATCCACGCACTCCTGGACGAGGTCAAGAAGCGTAGCGATGCGCTGGGGGCCCATCGCGGGCGAGGACGCCTCGACGCCAATGACGCTGAGCGGCATACGCTCCTCTTCAGCCAGGCGCCGCATACGGGCCAGGGCCGTCTCGCCAGCGAAGCCATCCTCCGCAGCTGCGTACACCCAGACGTCGGCGCGCCGCATGACGGACAGGTGCCCGATCGCCATGCCCTCCAGCTCCGCGCCGAACGTGGTGTCGATGCGGCTGAGGACCCCGGCCGAACCGGTGAAGGTACCACCCCCCGACCCGCCGCCGTCGCCGTCCAGGAACCGCCAGATCCCGCGGACCTCGGTGGTGTTGCCGGTCTGCGTGGCCTGGAGGGTGAAGCGTCGCCACCCGCCGTAGAACGTCGAGGTGAGGACGTTGAAGAGGCGAGTGGTCGACGAGCTGGACCCGGAGTCGTCGATGGCGTCGCAGACTACGGAGTTGCTTCTCAGGGTGATGCGATAGCTGGTCCACACACCGCGGTCGGCCTGGACCTCGAAGAATACGGAGTCGTTCTGCGGTAGTTGGGCCAGGTTGTAGAGCATCGTCACGGCCCATTCGCCCTGTGCTCCCGCGCGCAGATTGGCGCGGATGCGGGCCCCGGCGGTGACGGTGGGCAGGGCATCCGACGACAGCAGCGACGTGCTTTGACCGAACCGCAAGCCGCTGACGTTCAGCGGCTTGCCGCTGTCCAGGCCGGACGCCCCTGACGTGGCGCCCGGCTCGTCCTCCAGCGGCCAGTACGCGAATGGGTTACCGGCCGGGAGTCGGCGCCGCAGCGCGGACTGGAGTGGAGGCTGCCCCGTGCCGAGGCGGCGCAGGATGCCGGAGACGGTTACGTCGGTGCGGGCTTCCCCGTCGTAGCCCGGCGTGGACAGGTCGCCCCACGGCCAGTGCGGCGCCCACTCGTCCACGGTGCCGGTGACGTGCGGCACCCAGTCGGTGATCTCTGCGTTCTCGGCCAGGGTCCATGCCTTGCCCGTGCTGTCCGTCCACGATGTTGTGCCGGGTGCCACGGTGCGCAGGTCCGGGCTGGCCAGGATGGTCCCGTTGATGCCGTTGCGCAGCTCGGCGCGGTAGAGGCGGCCGACGGCGCCGAGACGGTTCTCCGTCGTCACCCGCCCCAGTCGCAGCGGTGTCGCATCCGTCTGAAGGATCGTCGTGGTGCCCGAAGTGACAATGGGCTGCCCGAGGATCTCCCACGGGCCATCCATGGTGGGGGCGTGGTAGAAGGTGACGGTGTGGCCGCCATCGCCGTTGTTGACATCGAGGGTGGCGCGTGCCGCGAAGCGCTGCCCCGACCCGTAGGGGAGGACGTCCGTTGAACTCCGGTCCTGGCGGGCCTCGGACGCGGTAGTCCACATGAGGAGCAGGCCGCCCTGCATGTCGGCCGCCAGGTGCCACATCAGGGTGCCGTCGGTCCGCGAGCGCCCGGTGATCTCCTGGGCGATGGTCTGCCACGGCCGGCGTCCGCCGGGTGTGACGTCTCGAAACTGAGCGGCGACGCGGTCGAGGGCGACCTCCGCACGGATGTCGAGGTCGGTGACCGTCAGGCCGGATGTCGTGCCGGTGACGGCGTGCGCCCCGCTCGCAGGCAGGCGCAGATGCGGCCCACCGGCCTGCACCGAGAGCCGCGCGGGCACGCCGAGCCGCACGTGCGGGTAGTGAGCCCCGCCCGCGTGCCCCGGCGTGTAGTCCCCGCCGTTGTTGACCAGCTCGAGCCCAGTCGAGGCCGGACGGGTCTCCCCGCCCTCCTCGCCACGACCACGGTTGATGGTGATCGACTGGTCCTCGACGTGCTCGCTGACATCGGTCCACGTCCAGGTGGCCGGATCCCCCGCCGGGTCCGCGCCGAACGCCAGCTCCGTGCGGAGCGGGAGCTTCTGGGGGCGGTCAGGCCACGCCATGGGTGCCTCCTACCTGGTGCCGAGGCGCGTCACATCGCCGCCGAGGTCTGTACGAATGGACTGCTGAAGCAGCTCCAGCAGCACGCGAGAAGCCCGGCCGCCATCCGCGCGGATCACGACCGGCGCCGGAGAGGCCGCCGCGCCAGTGGCCACGGAGGCCCGGACCACAGGCACGTCCGGCGTCTGTACCAGCCGCTCCACGCGCTGGTCCAGTTCGCCCTGCCCCGCGTCGATACCGACCTCGACACCGGCGGGAATCCACTGGCCGATCTGGTCGGCGAACAGGCGACTGGGGCTGCCGATGCCGAGGGCGTTCTTCGCTGCCGACAGGGCATTCGACGCCATGTCTCGCAAGCTACCGAAGAGGCGCCCGGCGGCGTTGCGGACCCCGGTGACGATGCCGTTGACGATGTCCCGGCCGACGCTGAGGAAGCGGGACCCGGCGTTCTTCACCGAGTCGTATGCGCGGCCGACCGCGTCTGTGATGGACCGCTTCACCGTGGCCCACGCGGTAGAGGTGGCGCGCTTGATCGTCGACCAGGCGCCCGAGATCGCGGTGATGAGCCCGAGGACCGCACCGGCAGCGATCTGGACGATGGTGGCCCAGGCCAGCTTGAGGATCAGGACGACCCCGTCCCACGCCGCCTTCGCGGCCCCCTTGATGCCTTCCCAGGCAGCTGCGGCCTTGGTGGCGACCCAGTCGACGGCCGCGCCCGTCTGGTCCTTGATCCACTGCCAGGCGCCGCCGATGGTCGCCTTCACGGCTTCCCAGGCGGCGCTGGCCGTGGTCTTGATCCACTCCCACGCCTCGCCGAGCTTGACCTTCAGCCACTCGACCGCGACACCGGTGGCCTCGGTGATCCACTGCCAGGCGGCGCGGACAGCGGCGACGATCTCGTTCCAGTAGACGATCGCCAGCACGATGATCGCGATCAGGGCGATGATGCCGAGGACCACCCACGTCATGGGGTTCGCCCAGAACGCCGCGTTGAGCAGCCACTGAATCCCGGTCCAGATCGCCGTCGCGACGCGCACCGCGACGATCGCGCCCTGGTACAGGCGCAGCGCGGCCGTCGCCCCGGCCACCGCCAGCGCGATCCCGCCGACGGCGAAGACGATGCCCTTGAACGCACCCTCGTTGTCTGACACCCAGCCGGCAACGCCCGCCAGCGCGGGCGCCAACTCCTGCGCGAGGGACATTGTCAGGTCCCGCATCGCGCCCTCGAAGACCCGCGCCGGGTCCGCCGCGAGCGCGTCCGTCAGCTCCTTGCCGGAGCCGGCCGTTTTGTCCATGCCGGACGCGGCGGCAGCGGTTGCCGGGTCCATCGCCCACAGGGCATCGACGCCCTCACCGGCCATGTCGCCGAACAGCTCGACCGCGAGGGCGCTCTGCTCGGCCGGGTCCTTCACTCCGCGCAGCGCGTCGAGGGTCGCCGTGAGCGCGGCCTCGGCCGGCTCGCCGCCCTTCGCGATGTCGGAGAGCATCTGGCTGGAGTCCAGCCCCAGCGCCTTGAAGCCCTCGGCCGCCCGGTCGGTCTCCTCGGACGTGATCCGCCCGAACTCGTGGAGGACGTCCGCGGCCTGGTCGATGTCGCGGCCGCCCGCCTCGACGTACTGCGACATCATCCCGAACGCCGTCTTCGCGTCGAGGCCGATGCGGGCGAAGTGAATGCCGTACTCCGACACCACGGCGGGGATGTCGGCGCGCATGCTCGCGGGCAGCGTCTTCGCCGCCTGCGACATGACGTCGAACGCGTCGGTCGCGTCCTTCGCCAGGCCGTTCTTGACGAGGTTGCCCGCCGCGGTGGCGGCCTCGCCGACGTCCCACTGGAACGTCTCCGCGAGGCCGAGCGCGGTCGTGGTGAGCTGCTGAAGCTCCGCGTCCGAGGTGGCGCCGAGGTCGGCCACAGAGGAGGTGACCGCGCCGACGGCCTCGGACACCTCGCCCATCGACTCGCCGAACCCGGCAGAGAAGACCTCGCCGGAGATGGCGCCGACCCGGGCCGCCTCCGCCTCCGTCAGGCCCAGCTGGGCCGTGAGCTTGGCGGTGGCCGACGAGGCGTCCATGGCGGCGGCCAGGCCCACGCCCAGCGCACCGGCGATGCCGACGCCAGCCGCCGTGCCGATCGGGCCCATGCGCTCCGCCGCCGCAGACGCACGCTCCTCGAAGGAGGAGCCGAACTCGCGCCCGGCCGCCTCGCCGGCCTGCTCGCCCGCGCGGCCCGCGCCGGAGGACAGCTCGCGGCCGACCTCCGACATGATGTTGGAGCCGAAGCCCTGGAAGCTGGGGGTGATCTGCACCCATGCGGTACCGACCTGAGGCCCACCGGCCACGACGACCACCCCCGTCTCGTCAGCTGGTTCGGGGTTTCGGTCTTGGCCGCTGGCGCCGGAGCAGAGCCCGACCGCGGTCGATCAGCCGGTCGCGGGCCTCGCCGCGCGTCGCCTCGATCTTGCTGGGGCGCGGCAGCGGCTTCGGGGCGCTGCCCGCGCTGCTGGCCTTCTTCGACCGCTGCCAGTTCGCCACCGACAGGGCGTCGAAGTGCCCGGCGGCCAGCTCGATGTCGAGCGGGTACACGCCGGACTCGCGGGACTTCGCCCACGCCAGCGCGCTGCGGGACGTCTTCGGGATGACCTGGACGAGCCGCCACAGCCGCCCCCACGTGAGGTGCGGTGCGCCGATGTCGTCCAGGTCCAAGCCCATCAGGAGGAGGTCGTGCTCTATCTCCCCGCCGTACTCACTCAGGAGGTCGGCGAGGGCGAAGATTCCCCCAGGTCAGCACCCTGGGCCTGCTTGTACTCCTCCAGCAGGAGTGCCACGTCGTCCGACCGGCCGCCCGCCGCCACGAACTTCTCGTACTTCTCGGCGCCCATCAGCTCGCGGACGAAGGGGACGTCGCCGTCCTCTCGGCTACGGCGGGCCAGCTCCTTGACCCGGTCCGGCCAGAAGCCGGGCACCGGGATCGTGTACGGCTTGCCGTCGATGGTGATGGTCAGCTTGTCGCCGCCCTTGCGCTGTGCGGCGCGCTGCCGCAGCTCGGCGAGGTCGAACGTGGTCTTCCCGTGGCTCATGCGCGGTCTCTCCCTGCGCGCGGTCGTGGAAAGGGAAGGGGCGCCCCCGGACCGCGCATGGCGGGGGCGCCCCGGTCAGGGGTGGATCAGGGGGTGGGGTCGGGGACCGTCGGCCGGATCGCCGCCGGGTTGTTGGTGACCTCGATGAGGCTGACGCCGCGGACCACGCCGTCGACCGACAGGGAGGTGACCTTGGCGAGCAGCGTCATCTCGTAGAACGTCAGCTCACCGGCCGTGTGCGACGTGTCGCCCATCTCGTCCACGACGAGGTTCGGGATGAGGATGCGCTTCCAGATGCCGCCGTCGACCAGGTCGAGGACGCCGGTACGCACGTCCTCGCCGGACTGCTGCTGCACCACCGTCTTCGTGATGCCCGCCGTTGTGGTGACCACCGAGTCCGGGTACCGGAGGCTGGCCACCACCCAGTTGTCCTCCAGGGCCTGGATCTGGAAGGTGTGGTCGTCCTCCGTGACGGCCGTCCTCACGATCGAGTTGCCCTGCCAGCCGCGGAAGCGCTCGACCGTGCGGTTGCGGCCCTGGGTGGGGCCGTCCTCGGACAGCCAGCCCACCTCGTAGAACGCCTCGCCGGGCGGCTGGAAGACGCCAGCCTCGTCGTAGACGTCGGGGATCTCGTCGAGGTCGGGCATCGGCTCCCCGGGCAGGGTCACCCACAGCCCGGAGTCGAAGCCGTACCACGCCCTTGCGTTCGCCGTATCCTTCGCCACGGCGCACTCTCCTTCTCTTAGGTCGGGACCGCGCCGCGGACCGACAGAACTACCGTCAGCAGCACCCGCGGGACATCCGAGGGTGCGTCGGGGATCAGGTTGGGGCCGGCGTCCTCACCGAACTGGCGGACCGCCGGGACATGCTGCGGCATCAGGCCGAGCTGGTACCGGGCGAGGCTGGCGATCTCCATCGCCCGCTCGTCCGTCTCCGCCCACACCTGCACGTCGAGGCGGGCGTCGTCCACCAGCGGGTTCCGCCGAGGGCCGCCTACGCGCCGCAGCACCACGAACTCGACCGGCCGCGGGCGCGGGATGCGGGAGCCGACCTGGACGCCGCCGAGCCGGTCCCGCAGGTACTGCGTGGCCAGCAGCGTGACGTCCGGCCACGCCACCACCGGGGCGGCCATCAGTCGCCCGCCGCGTCCATCGCGCCGCCGAGGAACCGGTGCTTCGCCTCCGCGTGCAGCACGCCCGGGTGCTGCGCCACGACGATGCCGCGGGCGCGGTCCCGGCCGACGCGGGTCGACGCCTCGATCTCGATCCGGCCCTCCTGCATGCGGGGGGCCGCCGCCTGGGCGGCCGCGCGGACCGCCTGCGCCCGCCGCTCGAGGTCCGCCCGGACCCCGCCGGAGCGGGCCAGCTCGCCGATCCCGTCGTAGTTGATCTCCACCCGAACTCGTGCGCGCGCCATGATCAGCCCTCCATCCGCTGCATCAGCAGCTCCGTGTGAGCGAGCCGGCCGGTCGGGCCGCGCCAGCGGTCGACGTCGCCGTCGATCACCCACACCTCGCCCTGCCACTCGATCCGGTCCGTCGACTCGATGTCCGCAGAGATCGGGCCGAACAGACGCTTTGACCGCTCGAGCCCCTCGCGGGGGATCGTCTCGGCAGCCGTCTGGCGGGCGCCCTGCACCGGCTGAACCCGCCAGCCCGGCATCGAGGTGCGCTCGGCCGCCGCCCAGTCCCGGCGCGGATTGCCGTAGGGGTCGGTCGTCAGCGGGGCCCGCACTCGCACGATCGTGTCCCGGTGCCACCCGAAGCTCATGGCCGGTTCTCCAGCCGGTAGCGGTCCAGGACCCGACGCTCAGCCTCCGTGAGCTGGCCGCCCGCGCCCGAGTCCGTCGAGGCGCCCGACGTGCCGTAGGAGACGGACTCGCCGCCCGCCTGCTCCGACGACACACCCACCGGCGCTGTCCGCACCCGGGCCGCGATCCCCAGCATCACGCTGCCGACCGCGCCCGGAGGCTCCATGTAGCCCGACTCCATGACGACCCGCAGCCGACGGGGGCCGTCCGGCCAGCGGCCGCACCGGTACAACCAGCCGCCCTCCGACCAGTCCCAGCCGCCCGCCACCGGCTCCCACGCATCCGGGCCGGTCGCGGCCGGCGGGCGGGTCTCCACCGAGGACACCTCGTGCAGCATCATCGTGGGCAGGCCCGCCACAGCCCCGCCCACCGCATCCACCGTTATGGTCTCCACCAGCCGAGGCCACACCCGCCAGCCGCAGTAGTCGTGCACCATCTCCGCCGCCTCGGCGAGGAGATCGTCCGCCTCCTGCTCCGTCAGATCAGCCATGCCCGGACGGCGCCTCAGCCGATCCAGTAGCTCCACCAGAGCAGCCATCACGACCTCCTCGCCGAGATCAGCTCTCCGACGTCGCCGACTTGTTCGCCGGGCGGCGCACCTTGTTCGCCACCGGGCGGCCCTTCGCCCGCGTGACCTTCCGGACCCGCTTCGGGTCCGCCTTCTCCGCGGCGTCCGGGGACAGCTTCATCGTCACCGTCACGCCCGAGGCGATGTCGACCTCGTACTCTTCCAGCCGTGCCACGGCCTTCTCCTTGTCTGTGAGGCGGGCCCGGCCGAACGCGGCCGGGCCCGTGGACTGCTACGACCAGGCGGTTCAGGCGCCGCCCTCGTCCTCCGCGAAGAGGGTGACCTCGCAGAACGCGGACGGCTGGTAGACCGCCAGCATCAGGCGCTCCTCCACGCGGATCGCGACCCGGTTGTGCCGGAAGTCGTCCGCGTCGCTGTTGGTCATCTCGACGGAGACGCCGCCCTTGCGGAGCACCTGGCCGCCGACCGCGAACGCACCGACCAGGACCGTGCCCTGCGCGATGGCCGAGGTGACGACCGTGTTCTGGCCCCACACGCCCGGGGACATCTGGATGCCGTTGTTGCCGTAGGCGCCGGTGAACGGGCCGCCCGCGAAGTACTGCTCGTTCGCGTCACGGGACAGGCGGAGGCGCTGGTAGTCGAGCGGGTTGATGACGACCGCGTCGACCGGCAGCTGCGTAGCCAGCTCCACGGCGGTCATGCCGCGGAAGATGGCGTCCAGGTCGTCGTCGGCGCTGGCGCTCGCCTCGGTGAGGATGCCGGACCGGTTGAGCAGGCCCGTCATGTTGCCGCCCGTGCCGGTGCCGTTGAGGAGCTGCGCCTCCTCGGCCAGCACCAGCCGCAGACGCATCTGCGACTCGATGACGCTGACCAGGTACGCGGTGTCCTGGAACGCCTCGTCGCTGATCTTCGTGATTCCGGCGATCTTCGACAGGGTCTCGACCTCGGGCTCGAAGTCGAAGTCGATCGCGGGCTTCTCGCCCAGCTCCGGGACCACCGCGAAATCGCCAGCGCTCGGGCCCTGCACGTAGTACGTGAGGGTCGTCGCCGACATGGTGCCGGAGCCCAGCAGCTGGGCGACCGTCGGACGCCGCAGCGTCTCCGGCACGACCTGCCCGTACTGGGTCTGCACCAGCCCGCCCGCCGGGCCGCCGGTCGAGAAGTCCTTCGCCTCGAACTCGGTGGTCCGCTGGGAGAACCTCGTGCGGGAGGACGCCGCGAGCGTCGCGCTCTTGTACGCGGCGTCCGCCTCCAGCTTGGCCTTCACGCCGACCGGCGCGGAGCCGCCCCCGGACGGCTTCCCGTCCTCGACGGCGAACGCCCGCTTGAACAGGGCGTCCGACTCGGCCGCCTGCTTGATCTTCTCGGCGCAGTCGTCGGCGGTCGCCAGGTGGCCCTTCACCGTCGTCTGCTCGTCCTCGGTCAGGACACGGCCCTCGTCGCGGGCCTTCTCCGCCACGTCCCGGGCGGCCTTGAGCGCCGTCTGGCGCTGCTCGTGCAGGTTCATGCCTGCGCACTCCTCGTCTCGATCTCGATGATGGCCGCCAGTGGGTCGGCGGCGAAGTCGGGCATGGGCTCGATCGACTTGGCCCCGTCGGGCTCCTCGTCGTCGGCCGGCTCCCGCTCCGTGGCCGGGTCCTCTTCCTGGCTCTTCTTCTCGTCGTCCTCGTCCTCGGCCGGAGACTCCGGCGGATCGAGGGCGGACAGCACGTCGTCGATCCCTTCGATCGCGACGGCAAGCTGATCGCGCACCTCGCGGAGCGCGGACTCGTTCTTCCCAGACAGGGCCCGGCCCGCCTTCACGCCCTCCAGGGCGCGGGCGGCCGCCCGCTCTGTGCGCTCACCGAGGGCCTTGACCGTCTGAAGCTCGGTGGCGGGGTTCGCGCCGACCGGGACGACCGACACCTCGTAGAGGTCGATGTCCCGCAGCTCGAAGACCTCAGCACCGTCCTTCGTGCCCCACCCTGCGTCGCGCACCGAGTAGCCGAAGGAGAACTCCTTGACCCTGCCGCCCTTCAACAGGCGGTACACCTGCGGGGCCTTCGGGCTGTCCATGTCCAAGCGGGCCCGGATCTGAAGCCCACGCTCCGTCTCCACCGCGTCGATGACAGAGCCGATGTTGTAGTCCGGGTCGCTCAGGTTGTGACCCCAGTACACGGGGATCGGGTAGCCCGACGCGGACCACTCCTTCAGCGACCGGTCGAACGCCCCGGGCATCACGACGTCGCCGTAGCTGTCGACGTTGCCGAACACGCTGACCAGCGCGGTGAACTCGCCGGTACCGGGAGCCTCAGGGCCGCCCTCGGTATCGACTTCGGTGACCTTGACCCGCAGAGCGGGTGCATCCTTGACCTGCACAAATGCCCCCTCGGGCCTAGAACTCGAACTCGATCTCCACCGCGCACTTGCAGCCCGCGCGGTCCGCGTCGTCCAGCGAGCTGTCCGCGGGCCAGCGGGCGCCGTTGCTGAACCGGTCGTCCAGCGGCACCGTCTCCCCGTCCATCCGGCGATGCGCCGGCCTGGGGTTCGTCGAGCGGACACGCCACGTCTTCGTCGCGCCGCCACCCGCACCCCGCGCCGCCTCCGCCTGGCCGAACCCCGACAGGGCCGTCACCTGGCTGGAAGCGATCTCCGGAACACGCGACCCGGCCGCCGCCGCAAGCGCCGCCGCCAGACGGGCCTCGGGCGGCATCGGTTCGCCGTCCTCGTCCGTCCGCTCCGCGTCCGCGAGCGCCTCGTCGGCCTCCGCGAGCGTCGCCCCGACGATGCCCTCGGCGACGCCAGCGGCCATGGCCGTCAGCCACGCCACCGTCGCCTCGGCGTTGTAGTCCTCGGGCGGCAGACCCACCTGCTCCAGCAGAGCCTCAGCCGCCGCCGTGGACGTTGCCAGGCCCAGCGTCAGCAGCAGATCCGCCAGCGACGCTTGCCACTCCTCCCGGTCCACGAAGTCCTCGGCCGCCTTCACTCGGACCGGACCCCGCTTCGCCGAGCCGTACCCAGCCAGGACCGCTGACGTGAAGTCGTCGAACCAGCGGGTCAGGCCCCGCTCGTACCGGGCCTCGAAGTCGTCAGCCCGCACCGGGTCCGCGCGGACCTTGCGGGCTTTTCCCCGCACCAGCCCCGCCCCCGACGCCTCACGCGGCGGAGCGTCCGAGGCCAGCGTCGGCGGCGGGGCCGAATCCTGCGGCGACGCCTGACCGCCCACGAGGACGTTCAACGGCGTCACCAGCTCCTCGGCGTCACCGCCCAACGCGGGCATGTTCTGAAGCCCGCGCGCCTCGTCCGCCGTCATCCACGGCCGGCCCACGCTCGCCTGGAGCACGGCCGCCTGCTCCTCGAAGGAACCCCGCAGCTTCTCGGCGAGGTTGAACTCGACGTACCGGTCCTCAGGCTCCCCGAGCATCGGCAGCAGGAAGCCGTTCAGGCGGTCCTGGAGCATCGTCAGCCACGGGCCGAGCGAGTCCCCGTACAGCGACCGGCGGAACTCCCTCACGTTCGAGTAGTTCGCGTTGTCCAGGACACCGACCATCGTCGGGTTGACCTGGTAGACGGACGCCACCGTTGTCAGGCTCAGGGTGGCCGCCGCGACGAACTCGTCCTCTCGCGCGCTGAAGCCGGTCTTCACCAGCTTCATGCCGTCCTCGAGGATCGCCGTCCCGCCCGCCTCCGGGCCCGACCGGCCGTAGGAGTCCTGCCACTCCTGCTTGAACCGCGCCTTGCCCTTCGAGCCCCACTGCGGAGCGTCCATCGGCCGCTCGATCACCGCGGACGGCTGGCCGCCGCGCTGCCACACCTGCTCGCGGTACTGGTACGCGTGCACCTGCTCCGACAGGATCAGCTTCAGCGCCGCCACCGGCGACGATCCCGCGGACGGATCGCTCGGGTTCCAGCCGTGGAAGACGAGCATCTGCGCGGCCGGGATCGTCAGCTGCTCAGCGCCGTGCGGCGGCTGCACGATCCAGTCCGCCGGAGCGAACACCGTGCCGCCCACCCCCTGCACCACCCACGCCGACGGGATCGGGCGGATCTCCCAACCCGACGGCGCCGACGCCGACCGCTTCACCCACCAGAACGCCCGGTCGAACAAAGCCAGGTCAGCGACCGTCCCGTAGACCAGCTCGTAGGTCGTCATGTCCGCGTTCGGGCGCCGCAGCAGAGCGGCCACACCCTCGCCGCGAACCCGCCGCCGGTCCGTGTCGCCGCGCCGGTCGTAGGCGTGCAGGCCGAGCTGGGCGACGTTCCGGGCGATGAAGTCCGTGACCGTCCGAAGATGCGGCTGCGTCCGCCACAGCTCCGCCGGCTCCATGCCCAGCACGTAGGACTGATCCAGCGGCAGCCACGACCAGCCCCGCCGATCCCACGAACCGCTCGAGGGCCGGCTGCCCCACCACGCCAGAGACTTCACCCGCGACCAGAAGCCCATGCTGCACCCCCAGTCACGCGACATCCGCCTCGTCGTCGTAGTCGTCATCGTCGTCGTAGGCGCTCCGCCGCAGCGGCTTCCGGTTCCGGGCCCGGTCCAGCGCCATGATCAAGCTGACGACGCCATCGATCTTGTCCGCGGAGTGCTTCTTGTCCGGCTTGACGTTCTCCGCCGGGTCGGACACGACCGCGAGGTTGTCGATCTGCCAGCGCATCGCCGGGTTCCCGCCGTGCCGCAGCAACGGCGTCTCCGGCGTTCCCTGGCGGAGAAGCCTGGCCAGCTCCTTCAGCGGCGGGCTCATCGACCGGTAGCCCTGCCGGAACTCCACCAGTGGCGCCTCGTCCGACAACAAGTCCGAGACGAGCTGCGTCGAGTTCCACGGGTCGTAGGCGATCTCCTGGACGTTGAAGACCTCGCGGTCCTGGTTGATCGCCTGCCGGATGTGGTCGTAGTCCATGACCTCGCCCGGCGTCACCGTCAGCCAGCCCTCACGCACCCACACATCCGCCGCGCCCGCCGTCCGCTCGTTGAGCTTCCAGAGGTTCGCCTGCGGAGTCCACAGCCGCCACAGAGCCTGATAGCCCTCAATGCCGCTGGCCGGCGGCCCGTTCGGAAAGACGAGGCAGAAGGCCGAGAGGTCCGAGGTGGCCGCCAGGTCGAGGCCGCCGTAGCACTCCGCCCGCCGGAGCGCGGCCCGGTCCACCATCCCGGCGTTCCGGTCCCACTCCGAGAGCGAGATGAACTTCGACTCCTGCTTCGTGCGGATGCCGAGCCGCAGCCGCAGGAAGCTGGCCAGCTCCAGCGGGTTCTGCCGGGCCTTGGCCGCGGCCTTCTCCATCGACTCCATCGTCGGCGAGTCGCCAGCCGCCAGGCCAGGGTTGGCCTTCAGCCAGGTCTCCGGGGCGAACGGGTCGTCGCCCCGCCCCGCAGCGAACACGACGCCGTAGAACGTCGGGTCGACCAGCGCGCCGCGGGCGAGCTTCTCGCAGTACTCGCGGATCTCCGCATACGGCGTGAACGGGCTGCCCGCGTCCGCCGTCGTGGCGTACATGATCAGCGGCTGCTCGCGGGCGCCCGTGCCTGTCTCCACCGCCTCGATCAGGTCCCTGCTCTTGTGCAGGTGCACCTCGTCCACGAACGCCGCATGCGGGCTGGTGCCGTGCATCGCCTCGCCGGCCGACGACATCACCGAGAAGTACGAGCCCGACCTCGGGTGAAGGATCTTGTCCTTCATCGGCTTCACGTGACCCTTGAGGTCCGGGGCGTGCGCCGCCAGCAGGCGGACCGGATCGAAGCAGAGCCGCGCCTGATCCTTGCGGGTCGCCAGCGCGTACACCTGCGCCCCGGCCTCACCGTCAGCGCACGTCAGGTAGATGCACTGCCCGCCGCCGATCGTCGTCTTCGCGTTCTTCCGGGGGATGTCCAGGTACTGGGTCTGGATGATCCGAGCCGTCCGGCCGTCCTCCGTCGGCCGCACCCACCCGTAGGTCGGGCCGATCAGGTACGCGATCTGCCACGAGCGGAGCGTGATCGGGCGCCCCGACCACTTGCCCTGCGTGTGCCGCAGGCGGGCGAACGCGTCGACCACCCGGTCCACGCGCGCCGGGTCGAAAAACGCGCCCTCGACCTCGCGCGGCTCCGGGGTCTTGTGCTGCGGCGGGCAGTTCGGCAACTCGTACCCACGGTCCAGCAGGTACCAGGCCACCTCCGGCGAGAGCTTCAGCCGTGCCAACTCCCGCTTCCCGGGCAGCTTCACCGCCACCGCGACCACCCCCGTCGACCAGGAGCCGCTGCCCGGACGCTGCGCGCACACCACGAACACCGGGTGGAGCCCGTGGTGGAGACCTCCTCAGTCCCGTCGCCGGACAGCGGCACCTCGCCGACGGGATGTCAGGCGAAGGGGTTGACCTCCGTCGCCTCGTCCTTCGCCGGCATCCGTGCCCGGGCGGCGAAGCTCATGCCGAGCTGCTTGGCGTACTCCAGGAACAGCTGGGACTGCGACCGCATCTCGGCGCCGGCAGGGTTCTTCTTCGCCGTCCCGCCGTGCGCCGGGTCGTCCAGCACCACCTCGCCGGCCTGGAGCGCGTTGCCCGCCTTCCGGGCCGCGAGGAAGTGGCGGATAGCCAGCTCCACCGTCGGACCATCAGCCCTGGTCAGGAGCCCGGCGCGGTCCAGTTCGGGGACGATCGCGTCCCACAGCGCCGCCATCTCCGGGTCGTCCGGGAAGCCCGGCGGCTTCGGAGGCGCCGACGCGTCGACGCGCTCGGCGACCGTGCCCGCCGCAGCGCCCGGATCGGGTACCGCCTGAAGGTGCTTGGGGATCTTGAGAGGGCCACGCACACCCACCGTCATCACCTCCATCACGGTCCGTCACAAAAGGGGGTAACCCTCAGCGGCAGCACGCTCACCACCTGGGCGGTCCCCGGTATGTCCGATTTGCGCGATGCGGACGCCCCTACCCCCAGTGACCTGCACCTACGTGCGCCAGCCACCAGGCGAGGACCGTGCCGTGTGTCGGTTATGACACCCTTCGCACAGTCCGCGCCCGTGAGCAGGGTCGTTAGGATCCTCACCGTCCGTGACTAGCTCCCGCCGGGTCCGGGGCCAGTGGTCGGCCACGGTGGATAGCTCGTCACAGTCGCCTGCCGCATGGAGCGGTCGGCCTGTCCGCTGACAGTCCTGGTCGCATCGGCACACGGGATCACGCGCGAGGATGGCGGACCGGAAGCGTCCTCGATGGTGTCGGCCGTACCCACGCTGGTGGGCCGTCCCGCGCCTCCGGTCCACCTCCCGGGCCTCCCGGGGGGTGCACGTCGGGCAGGGGGCTCCTGCGGGGACTACCGCCCGGCAGGACATGCAGACGCGTGGGGGTCGACCGGGCATGGTCACCCCCGGGGTATGCGTGAGGCCCGGACCGCGCAACGGCCGGGCCTCGGGGTGGAGCAGGTCAGAAGTCGGGGCAGAGGTTCTCGTGGGTCGCCTTGAGGATCTGCTTGGCGATGGCTTCGCCGTGCCCCTCAGGGGCGCTGGGGGACGAGAAGCGACTGTTGGTCAGCTCGACCTGCTTGGCCTCGTCGTCCTTGTAGCGCTTGATGCTGGAGCACTGGTTGATGCCCCGGTCGATGGCCTTCTCGTCCTTGCCGTGGACGATGTCGGCGTTGATGGCGTTGAGGGCCTTGATGTACGCGGCCTTCTGCTCGTCGGTGGGGCTGGGCATACCAGCGTCCTCGCGGATCTTCTCCCGCTCCTCGGCGCTGAGCGACGGCGCCTTGCTGGGCTTGTTCTCGGCCGTGGGCTCCTCGTCGCCGCCACCGCATGCGGTGAGCAGGGCGAGGGCGGCAAGGGTGCCGAGGATGGTTCGTGTGCGCATGGGTCCCCCTGGGGCTGGCTGCTGACGAGGCAGTATCGCCCGCGCCCGTGCGCCGTGGGGGTGGTGTGGCTGTCCTGTGACGGAACCGTGCGCCCTTGCGGCCGTCAGGCCGAGCGTGCGGCGATGGCGGCCTCGATGTCGGCAAGGTCGGGACGCTGCTGCCAGCTGCCGACGCGAACGACTGCGGGCCGCCGTAGTCCGTGAAGGGTGGCCGGGTTGGACGCGTAGATGACGTCGCGCGGCTGGAGTCCGGTCTCGCGGCAGTACTGCTGCGCCTCGTCGGTGGTTCCTGCGATGAGCACGATGGGTGCAGTGCTCACGTGACCCCCTCGGCGTCGTTCTCGGCGCGGATGCTGACGCGGCGGGCGAAGAGCGTGAGGGTGACGCGGACGAGCTCGTCACCGCGGGTGCTCATCTCGTGGACGATGACCGGATCGTCGGCGGACGCCAGGAGCGACTGGCCATTGATGCGGACGTCGTTGGGAACGATGACGCTCCGGCCGGGCTCGTCGCCGGTGGTGGCACCCTTCTCGATGATCTCGATGACGGCGCCGCTCGGCCGTGCTTGCTTGCCAGTCAAGATGCCCTCCAGGTGAGGTTGCGCTCAGGCCGCGAGTCGGGCGAGCCGACCGTCGAGCCGATCCACTCCACGCCGGGCCTGTCGCCGACATGCTCGGCCAGGCGGGCCGTCTCTTCCAGCGTGAGGACGTGCTCCTCGGCGGGCAGTTGGTAGCTGTCCACGGCCCAGCCTCCTGTCGTCGGGTGGTGGGCTATCGCCGCGGCCCAGGGTGGAGTCGGCCGCAGTGGCACTCGGGTCGTCGGCGCTGGGCACGGTCGGAACGGTGGTGGACCCGCAGGCGGTGGAACAGGCGCGAGAGCATCAGATGACATCCTGTCGTCAGGCGGCGCGGGCGCCGTCGGGGAGTGCGGGCGGGTCGGCGGGCTGAAGCAGCTCGCCGGTGTACTCGTCGCGCTCGGCCTTGGGGACGGACGCGAGGAGGTACCGGGCGCCCTTGCCGGTGCCGGTGCGGTTGATGCGCCCTTCGGAGGCCCAGCGCCAGATGGTGCCGACGGGGCGGCCGGCCCAGTGGGCGGCGTCGCTGGCGGTCACGTACACGCCGAGAGGCATGGACACCTCCCTGGGAACGGCGAAGGGCCGCCCGGTCGGGGCGGCCCTTGCGCGCACTACGTCTATGAGAGCAGATCATGACTTCGGTGTGGCGTGGTGTCAAGTCGCCTTCGGTGCAGGCCGCCAGGCGCCACACTGGCCGGGTGACCCGCTACGCCGTCCTCGCCGAGTCCGCGTCCGAGTGCGCCGCCGGCCTGGCCCGCCTGTGCGAGGCGCTGGGCCTGGAGCCGACGACGGCCCCAGTGCGGCTGACGGACGGCCGGTGGATCGCCCGCGCGGTCACCCCGGCGCCAGGCGGGCACGGGACGCTCGCCGCCGCTGCGGCGGCCCGGTAACGCGAGCGGGCCCGCCGCAACGGGGGATGCGCGGCGGGCCCGGAGTCAGTGTGGCAGGCGATCAGCCGCCCAAGTACGTCTTCGCCGTGGCGCGAAGATCCGGCCCGAAGCAGTCCGGGTTCTGGTCGATGATCGTCATGGCGTGCGTCGCGGAGTCGTCGCCCTCGGCCGCCGCTTGGTCGATCCCCTCGGCGGCACGTTCGGCGGCCTCGACGGCTTCCTGGCACTGGCTGCCGGCCGTTGAATCGGACTCGTGCTCGCGGCCGAGGAGGTAGCCGCCGGCACCTCCGAGGGCAAGGCTGAGCGCGACGGCGAGGCCGATGCTGGTGCGGTTCTGTCCCATGGTCCCCCCACGGTTGCTGGTCGACGGATTGTACGGAGGCGGACCCCCGGGCGGCAGCGCCTCGGGGGCCCGCTGGTTACTTCTTCTTCGGCTTGCCTGGGACCGGCTTCTCGGTCGGCTTGAACCAGCCGCCCCTGCTCGCCTGGAACTCGGTGCCGTACTTCTCCTGGTCGCCCTCGGTGGGCTTGAGGTCGCCGATCTGGATCGAGCGCTTCAGACGCTTCATGATGGGTGCTCCGTCTCTACTCGGGATGGACCCGGGGCGGCCGGTTGCTGGCAGGCGGGCGGCCGCTCCGGGGGTTACGCCACGCGGTGGTGACGGTGACTGTCGGAGGGGTCGTAGATCGTCACGGTCCCCTCTCCGCGCTTGACCCTCACCGCGTTGCTGTTGCTGTTGTTGCTGGCCTGACCTGCGACAACAACGGGTCCAGGGGCCCCCTCTCCGCTCGGGGAGAGGGGCGGGAAGTGGGCGGCCTTGATGCCGGTGGAGGTGACGCCCCCCATCCGCACCTGACCGCCGGCCGGGATTCCGGCCGCCTTGAGGGCGGCCCGGACCCGCTCGGCGGGGAGCCCCAGGTGGGTCGCGAGAGCAGCCGTGTGGACGTTCGGATCGGCCACCGCGCGGAGGGCCTGGGCCAGCTCCTCGCGAGTGGGCAGCGGGGCCTCGACGGGGACCGCTTCCACCCCCTCCTCGGCGGCCTCTTCCGCGCCCTCGACGGGGGTCTCGCTGGCCTCCTCCTCGCCCCTCTCGACGGGGGCCGGTCGCCCGGCCCGCCAGGCGGCGGCGAGCCCCACCCCGGCGAGGGCCCACATGAGCGCCGGGGAGGCCCGGACGGCGCGGGCGAGGAGGTAGATGCCGAGGGCGATCAGGGCGGCCCGGGCGATGGTGCCGAGGTGCGCGGCGAGGCCGGCGAGGTCGTCGCGGTGGCCTCGGCGGACCCAGGCGACCATGCGGCGGGCGAGGGCGGGCCCGATGCGGGCGGCGCCGCGGGCGAGCCGGTCGGCTGCGGGGCGGAGGCGGCTCACAGGATGCCCGCGCCTTCGATCGCGGCCCGCAGGTAGCCGCCGCCCTGGTTGAGGGTGTCGGGCAGCCAGGACAGGAGCGAGGCGACGCCGGCGGTGAGGCACACCGTGGAGCCGACGAAGGCGCCGCCGGCGACCCGCTTCTTCTCCGCCTTCCCGGCGGCCCGCCAGGCGAGGATCACGCCGACAGTCAGCAGCAGCACGAGGACCGCACCTTCGGGGGTGAGATCTCCGAGCGTGCCGCGGGCCAGGGGCTGGGCGGCCCCGGAGCCGGTCACCCCGAGGGTGGCCTTGCTCCCGCCTTGGTTGGCGGCGGTGGCGGCGCATCCGGCGAGCCAGCCGAGGAGTCCTCCGGCGCAGACGGTGGAGACGGCGCCGAGGATGAAGCCCTGGCCGAACGGCAGGAGCTGCTTGGCCTCGCGCGATCCCTTCCACCAGGGGCGGAAGTTGGCCCAGAAGATCGCCAGGGAGAGGGCGAGTCCGGCGAGGGTGAGTCCGGTGGTCATCGTGGCACTCCGGTGAGAAGGAAGACGAGGTCGTAGGGGTCGAGGACGCCGAGCGCCCCGACGAAGGCGACGGTGAAGCTGAAGCGCCCGGCCCAGCGCCCGCGCCGGTTGATGGCCCAGGTGATGCCGAGGGCGGCTGCGGCGAGGAGGTAGGCGGCCGGCAGTCCGGCTTCGGTGCGGGCGTCGTGGAGGGTGGCGGCCCAGGCCCCGGCGGGGCTGGTGCCGTTCAGCCACGGCGCAAGGGCGGCGAGGACGGCGGAGAGCAGCCGCCAGTCGGTGCAGCGGTCCCACAGCCAGTCCACGACCCGCTGGGTGCGGGTGGGCGGCGGGGGCTCCTCGACCGGGGTGAGGTCGACGGTGACGTGCACCTGGATGGGCGGCGGCGGGTCGGACGGTGCTGCGGAGGCCGGTGCCCGGGGCGAGGGCGGCGCCGGCGCCTTCCGCTGGTGCCACCAGGGCGGCTCCTCGTCGGGGTCCGGCGGGCGGGGCGGGAGCGGGGCGCCGGCGGGGATGACCCGGGTCGGCGTGATCGGCCGCGAGGTGTCGGTCACGAGCTGCTCCAGATGGCGGCGATGTAGACGGCGGCCGCGCCGAGGAGGGCGACGGTGCGGACGGTGGGGAGGAGGTGGGCCCCGGGCTCCCCCGGCGCCAGGGCGATGAGCGCCCCGGCGGCGAGGAGAGCGACGGCGGGCCAGACGATGAGGGCGAGGATCATGCCGACCGCCGGAGCGTCCGCAGGTACCGGTTGACGGTGTCCGCCTTCGCGTTGGCGTCCGCGACGGTCCGGACGTAGCGGAGGACGGCGTCCGGATCGTCGATGCCTGAGTCCAGGGCGGTCCGGACCGCGTCCCGCATGGTCATGGGCCCGGCGGGCGCAGCCGCAGCCTGTACGGGGACCGGGTCCGGACTGACGGACACGGTGTTCGGATCGGCGTCCGGACTGGTCCGGATTCGTGATCCGCCGTCCGGATCGGGGTCCGGATCGCCCGCGACGAGTTCGGCGCGCCGGGCGGCGGCGACGGCCCCGCGGCTTCGCTGAAGCTGCCGTTTGACGGCGACCATGGCCAGCTCGGCGCCGGCCCGGGCCCGCTGCTGGTCGACCCACTGCTGCGTGAGGTCGTCGAGGGGCTTGGCGTACTGGGCGAGGGTGAGGGACCAAAGGCCCTTGGCGATGCCGGAGACGAGCGCGGCGATGATGCCGATAGCCTCCTGGCCGTCGAGGAAGCCGTGGGCGGCGATGGCAGCCATGGCGACGACCAGCGCGATCCTCCCCCACTTCTTCGGCCCGGCGGCGCGGGCGGCGTCGTAGCGGGACAGCCATTCCAGGGCGAGGCAGACGAGCCAGGCGGCGTCGAAGGCGAGGGCGGCAACGTAGGCGGCGGCCGGGTGGGGCGCGACGCGCTCGAGGAGGCTGCCGATGCTGACGGTCGACCAGGCGATGCAGGCGACGGTGACGATGAGGACGGCGCCGGTGACGGCGTTGAGGACGAGGTGGTCCCAGTCGCGGGGCGGCTCGGGCACCTCGATCTGCTGCTTGTCGAGGACCATCTCGGTGCGACCGTCGATGGTGTGGGGCACCAGGAGGGTCCGCTCGATGGTGCGGGTGCGGCGTTTCATCGGGCCTTCCAGGCGAGGGCGGCGAGGACGCCGCAGGCGATGGCGGGGATGGGCTGGCGGGTGGCGACCGCGAGCAGGGCGAGGGCGGTAAGGCCCCAGCGGGCGAGCGGGGTGCGGAGGTGCTTCACCGGCGGGTCCCCCGGTCGATGAGGCGACCGGCGGGCCGGGCTGCGAGTGCGGCGGTACCGGCGGTGAGCGCGGCGGCGACGGCGGGCCAGCCGGCGACGAGACTGGCGAGCAGCAGGCCGGCGGCGATGGGCACGCCGATGGGTGCGGCCGCGTAGAGGAAGGCGACGGCGTCGTCGTCGCTGGCGATCCAGTGGCCTGCGGCGGCGGCGAGCCCGGCGGCGATGAGCACTGCGGGCGGGCTGGCGGCCCAGGGGCGGTCGGCGTGGGCCAGCAGGACGGTCGCGCCGAGGAAGATGGTGCAGCGCCCTGCGGCGCGGGTTCGGCTGGTCATGCGGACCTCCGGGCGCGGGAGGCGATGACCTCGCCGCCCGGCTCCTGCGCGAGGGCGGCGGCCTCCAGCCCGTCGAGCAGGGAGCTGGGCTCGTCGTCGGCGGGGCCGAGCCCGTCGCCCTTGTAGGTGACGGTCTCGCCGGTGGCGGTGCGGATGTCGACCTCGGCCTCGTAGCGGCGGATGCGCATCGGGGTCTCCTTGCGGCAGTTGGGAGGCCGGGCCCGCCCAGGGGGTGGAAACGGGCCCGGCCGGCCTGCGGGGTGGTGGGCTCAGAGGCCCTGGCGGGCGCGCCGTGCGGCGCCGGCCCGGGCGAGGGCGGCGCGGCCCTCGGCGGCGACGGCGTAGTCGATGGCGCACTGCTCGTGCGTGGTCGGCTGGCCGACGATGGGGTTCTCGCGCGGCGTCACGTCGGCCGGCTCGGGCTCGGGCTGGTCGCTCATCGCCGGGCCTCCTGGGTTGCGGCCCGGTCGCGGTCGGCGTCCATGAGGATGCGGACCACGTCGAGGGCGACGCCGTGGAGCACCTGGTCCGCGCGCACGTTGAGCTGGTCGGCGCGCTGGCGGAGAAGCAGCGCGTACTCGGGCGCGGTGATCTCCCGCTCGATGACCGGCATCGCGGTCAGCAGCGCCTCGTGCTGCGGGTAGGTGCCCTCGGTCAGCTTCCGCGCGAGGACCATCCGGCGCGCTTCGGTGAACCGCTGCATCGGGTGCTCGCGGCTGAGCAGGTCGGCGGCGGTGATGACGAGGACGCGGATCTCGGCGGTGCCGATGGGGGCGGGGGCCTGTCGTAAGGCTTCGCCCTGCCGGGTGGGGCCGCTACGCTTCATGGCGTGGACCTGCCTTTTCGTAGTGGTTGAGGTGGGTCCGGCCCCGGCCATATGGAGGTGCGAACTCCGGCCGGGGCCACTTGCGTTGAGCAGCGTGGTGACTGCTTGCCCACGACTGTAGGGGTCCCCTACGCTGATGGCAAGCGGCCCGCCCGATTCGAAGGGGCCGGAATGAGCGACGAGGAGGTGCAGCGGGTGACGAACGCCCTTGACGAAGTCGAGCGGATCGCCGACCCCGAGGCGCGGGTGCGGGCCAAGAGCAAGATCATGGCGGCGCAGGTGAAGCGCAACAAGGAGTGGGCCCGCGAGCGAAAGGAGCTGGTCATCCAGCTCTGGGACAGCGGGAACGGCCTGTCCTACCGGCAGATCGCCGACCGGCTCGGTATCAAGCTCAGCACCGTCCAGGACATCTTCCGGGGCTACACCGGCTCCGGCACCGTCCGCCCAAAGGTCAAGACCGAGGAGCCCTCGTGACCGCCGACCTGATCGCCTTCCTCAGGGCCCGCCTCGACGAGGACGAGGCGGTGGCGCGGGCGGCAACGGCCGGGCCATGGGTCGAGTCCGGGGTCGGCGACCATGGCTGGGGCGTCAGCTTCAGCGCTCCAGGGTCGGGCGTGGAGGCCGACGACAGCAGCCAAGGGCGCGCGGATGCCGCTCACATCGCCCGCCACGACCCGGCGCGCGTCCTCGCCGAGGTCGAGGCGAAGCGGCAGATCGTGGAGCGGTATGCCTGGCTGTGCGAGCACGGAGACACGGGTGGCGCATGGGTACTGCCGCTCCTCGCCCTGCCCTACGCCGACCACCCGGACTACCGCGACGCCTGGCGCCCGTAGCCGCCCAGCAACGCCGAACCGCCCCGCCCCTGCATCAGGGGGCGGGGCGGTTGTCCGTGCGCAGCCAGCCAGCAGCGCGGATGGGATGCCGGGGACCCTACCGCGTGCCGCCGACACCGACCCGCCTAGACTCGAACGTATGTCCGATCTGCCCGCCGATCTGCCGCGCCTGCACGTGCTGCGGACGTGGCACGCGATGTGGCTGACGCGGATCGACGCGGCGATCGCGGCGGCCGAGCAGCGGGAGGCCGAGGCCCGGCGCGGCGCAGAGGTGCGCCCGGACCCGCCCGCCTACGTGGTGCAGCTGGGGATCGGCACGGGGCCGCCGGTCGCCGTTCACGCCGGGGACTGCCCGGTCGCCGGGTCCCGTGTCCGGCCACTCGACGCCGAGCAGGCCCGGCGGGCCCTCGTCGACGTGGAGGCGTGCAGCATGTGCCGGCCGGACACGGGCCTTGGAGTGCTGGGGTAGCCGAACCGCGCGACCCTGGGGGCCGCTTGCAGTTTTCGTACTTCCCTAAGGGCCTTCAGATAGGTGCCTTGCAAACCTCCTGAGGCTAGTAATGGCGCGCTCACAACTCTGCACGTAGTTGCCAGCTGAGGATGCGGTGGGAACTGCGCCCCCGCCAATTACTTCGGCGTGCAGAACCTCCAGCATGGTCATCAAAGCCATGAAGTCGGGGTGGCGAAGGTAATAATCAGAATGCCGCATCTCACAAACGATGCTTTGCGCCTCGTCAAGCGAGTCCCAGGCGTGCTGAATAGCAAACGTCGGCGAGCGGTGGGCAATCGTTTCAGCGAATCGCACCTGGTCTTCCAGGCTGGCAAGCCGTGTTTCTGCGGCTGTAGGCAGGGGCTGTTGCGATTCGTCGCCATCCGCACGATGTGGTGTTGCTACTTCCCCCTCGGGTGCTGCGCTTGTAGCGCTATCGGCCGCAGGGGATGCGGCACGTTCTACGGAATCGCTCAAAGCGGAGGATTCCAGTTCCTCGCTGATCTCTCTCGCTGCCATCGCGGCATTCGCAAATTCCAAGCTTCCCGCAGGCGTATCGACGCGGCTGAGACGGGCTATGGCGCCGGCGAGGTGTCGGCGTAGGCACCAGATAAGCACGAGGACGACGATGGGCCAGCTCAGGGCCTGGATGTACTTGAGCACGAGTTCGGCGATCTCCACGCGCCCATCCAACCGCCTCGACGGTGCGTCCCGCCGGGGTTCAGGTCACGGTTCAGCCCCGGTCGTTCACCGGCCGGGGCGTTGCCGAGGTCAAGCTACGGCGCGGGCTCGTACTCGACTTCCTGCTGGCCGCATCCTTCGGCGATATCGGTGAGCGCTGCCCGCTCCGTGTCGTCGGCGGCGAGCTGCCACCGGAGCTTCGTGGCGACCCATTCGGCGATGTAGGTGCAGCGGGCGTCGGCGAGGGGCGGCAGCCACTCGGCGGGGTCCTGGTCGGCCTTGGACCGGTTGGTGCGGGCGGTGACGGCGACGAGGGAGGCGTCGGCGCCGAGGTCGTTGGCGTAGGCCTCGCGGCGGGCGGCTGTCCAGGTCGAGGCGCCGCTGTCCCAGGCTTCGGCGAGGGGCACCATGTGGTCGATGTCGAGGCCGCCGGGGGCGTCGACGGTCACACCGTCGTAGTACGAGTACCACTCGCCGGCGACCACGCGGCAGCGCGCCTCGACGGTGGGCTCCACCCGGGACTCGGCGAGCAGTACCTCGGACCTGGTGTTGCAGCCGTTGCGGTCGGCGTCCGTCCAGTGCTTGAAGCTGGTGCGCTTGTACCCCTCACGGCTCTCGGGGGCGCCGGGGATCCGGTCGATGGCCTCGGCGAGGGTGAGCGGCGCGGCCGGTGCGGTGTCGGCGCCGGCCGGGGCTGTGGCGAGGGGAAGCATCAGGAGCGCGCCGGCTACGGCGGTCAGGGTCCTAGTGATCATGCTTCGGTGATACCGACCGGACGGCCGCGGTTGCTGGTGATCCGCCGGGAAGTCACCCGCACGAGTACCGAATCCGGACTGATCCGGATCGTGTCCGGACCGCCGCCCGCGCGTTGTCCGGGCATGGACGACGAGCAGGTAGCGGAGCAGGTCAGGGGCTGGCTGGACGATCCGGACACGGTCCGGACGGAGGCGCTGACCCTGGCGGAGGCGCGGGCCGTGGTGGCGCTGCTGGGGGTGCTGTCCGGATCGGATCCGGACTGGGCCGGAGCGGCGGACGAGATCCGGATGCCCCTCGCCCGCCGGCTCCCGGCGGAGTAGGGCGGCGGCCCACCCACGGAGGGCGGGCCGCCGAAGGTCACGTCGAGGGTCCGTCTGTGCGGATGTAGACGTACAGCCAGATGGGCCCGTGGTCGTCCGGATTCAGGCGGGGCGTGTAGACCTCCGTCAGCTCAGGGCTTCCAGGAGGCGACACGTGCACGGCGTCAGGAGGGACTGTCGGATCGCCGGGAACGGGGATGGTCTTCCCGTCATGGCTTCCGCCCCGCAGGCCAACGTCGTAGGTCGCGAGTTCGTTTGCGCGGCTCATGAGGAGCCTCCTGCTGAAGTGGGGGTCAGCCTGACCCCGTAGGCCCCGCGCCTGAGTTGAGGGTAGACCAGATCGGCGGCCACCGCTGGGCCGCCATGTCTCGGGGTGCGCGCTGGGCGGCCCGCACGGAACCGCCCAGCGCCTGCCTCAGTTTCCGGTCAGGGCCCGGTGGCTGGCGAAGTAGTGGGCGCGGTGGGGCCCGTAGTCAGCCACAGTCCGACCTGCGAGCTGACTGCATGCCTGCTCGAGGGCGGGGGTTGTACTGCTGGCGCCTCCGGCCTGAATGATGCCGGCGTCGTCGACGTACACGTAGCCGTACTCGAAGAGGTCGTCGCAGCCGAGAGTGCAGGCTGGGATGATGTTGGCGAGCTGAAGGCGCTCTTCGGGGCTGGCCTGGGAACGCCGCTTGATGTGCGCGGCGCGGATGAGCCGCGAGGGCAGGGTACGTCCGCAGAGAGCGCACGGAAGGTGGGCGCGGCCGGCGAGCATGACGTTGCGGAGCTTCTGCTGTTCGCGGCGGACGAAGACGTGGGCGACGGCGTTGGATTCCCCGTCGTGGTCGATGGTCTGGTCTCCGGGGCCTGCAGGGATGGGCGGCAGGGTGGCGGCGAGGTGGGCGACGGCCGAAGCGTCGGGGTCGAGGAGAGCGGCGCCCTGCTTGTTGGCGGAGAGGCGCAGGCACTCCATGGCGTGGGCCCCGAGGGCGGTGGTTCCGACGTTCTGTTCTTCATCGAGGACTGTGATGCCGATGCGCTCGGGGTAGTCGTCGTCGGGCCAGACGGGTTCACTGTCTGTGAAGTACGTCTTGGTGACTTCGGTGATGATGACGCGGCCGAGGGTGGCGTCGTTCCAGCCGCCGGGCTTGACCCGGCTGTTGGGGCCTTTGTGGCCGAGGAGAAGGAAGTCGCCTTCCTCGAGAGCCTGGACGGTCTGGCGTGCGCCAGCGCGGTCGAGGGTGGGGGTGCGCCATCCCCAGAGGCCATCACGGAGCCCGATCTCAAGGTTCTCGCGCGAGGGTACGGGAACGTAGATGTACGCGGTCTTGGGCATGCATCTGGCCCTTCATCACTCGGCCTCCCGTTGGGGAGGGTGCAGTGGGCACGCCAACTCAGCGAGTCCGGAGACTGGAAAAGTTGGCGCTGGCCTCGAACTTGAGGCAACAGGACACGATAGGACTGCCCGCCAGATTGTCAAGTGGGTTCCCAGTAAGGATGGGCCGCTCGCCCCAGTCCTGGCGATCAGCGGGCCCCACCGTCAGGGCCAGTAGAGCTTGACCTTCGAGTCCGGCTGTCGGGACGGTGGGATCTTGGGCTCCGTGACCTCGTACCCGAGGTCACGGAGAACCGACGCTGCAGATTCAGGGGCGTCCCGAACAGCTGCCTTCAGCTGCATCAGGCGCCAGTCGCGCAGGCTAGCTTGCAGGACGTCTTTCCAGTGCGGCGTGGTATCGATGGCGAACTCGCGGTGCAGAAAGAGCAGCACGTCCTCAAGAGCGGGCCGCATCCGGTGCCCGCCGACAGGCAAGTGCAGCTCAGACAGGCGAGGCAGCTTGTCTCTTTTCAGCCCACGCGCCGGCCTACCCTTCTCCGCCAAGCGGAGAAGGTACGCCATCTCGTCGCGATGGGCGTGTACTTGAAGGTGCGCCCCCGGAGGATTCTCGCTGTCACGCACGTACTCGTAGCGCAGGAGCGGATCAGTGACGTTGCGATAGAAGAGGTGCACATCAGCTTGATCGGTAGCCATGAACGTGCTGTGGCCGTCCCAGCAGCAGTAGTAGCGCACCATCAGGCTGAGGTGTGCCTCTCCGCCGATCGTCACCGGAATGCGTTGAGTGATCTCGTCCTCGTCTATGGGCGCTACCCGAACCTTCGAACCTTGGTTCACGGCGTGAAAGCGCGGGGCGCTCTCACCGAGAACGCCCCGCGTCAACGCGGTCAGGTGGTTGGCAAAGCTCGCCGCCAACTCATCGAGCTTCTCGCTCTGCTCAGCAGTCACTTTCGAGAAGGTAGTCCAGACCCTCGATGGTGTGCCACACATCGAGCTCCTTCATGCTGAGGCTGTAGTTGGCGGCGCGTTCAGCCAGTTCTCTGTGGCTCATGCGCACCCGCTCCAGTAGCTCCTCGCGCTGCGCCTCAAGTTCGCTACGAGTCTTGTGGATCACAGTAGGCATAGGTTGCTCCCCGGTTTCGATGGCCACAGTGAAGCAGTCACCTCTGACAGGCGGTACCCCAACTCTGGAATCGTCACTCTGCCGGTGCATACCTTTGAGCTACCCGGACTGGGCGTCAAAACGCACGCGGGAACGGAATCGCTGGCAAGCGCGGCTCATGCCGCGACCTGCCGCCGCTCGGCGAGGGGCAGCTCCAGCAGCGCTTCCCGCCCGTACTGCTGGCCGCACACGCACCGCCGGCCGAGGGTGTCGAGGGTGATCCGCAGCACGGCCCCGCACGGGCAGGCGACGGCGACGGTGCGGACGGGCCGCTCGCCGGTTATGACCTGCTCGCACTCGGCGCGGGTGCGGCGCACCTCGTGGGCGAAGTCGTCGACGGCGGGGTGGTTCTCCGCGATCCACGGCAGGAGGAGCTGGAGCCGGGCCACCACCTGGTGACACTGGCCGACGAGGTCACCCTCCCACCGCGGGTGCGGGTACTGGAGAAGCTCGTGCACATCGACGAGCCAGGTCTGGAGCACGGTGACGACGCCGCCCTTCGCGGCGAGGCTGAGCGGCGCGAGGCGGAGCGGGAGCGGCGCGGTGCGGCTGCCGGACACGGCCGGGCCCCCGGTGCCGGAGCCGGGCATGAGCGCGCCGCCGAGCTGGCTGTACAGGCCGGGGAGGGCGGCGAGGTCGTCGCTGATGCGGAGGGTGCAGCGGCGGCAGGCCATGCGGCCCAGCTCGTCCTGCCAGAGGTCGGAGAGGCAGACGACGCAAGCGGTGGTGACGGTGGTGGTCACGGCGGGCTCCTTGCGGATGGTGCGGGTGGTGGCGGGACGGGGGCGACCTGATGGCTGGCCGCCCCCGGGGTGGGTCAGGGGCGTCGCTGGTCGCGGATGGCGTCGGCGATATCGAGGAGGGCGCCCGCGATGGCGAGGTTGGAGCGGGCCGTGAGGAGGGCGGCGGCTGTCTCGCCGTCGAGGCCGCGGCCTTGGTTGCTCTTGGCGGCGATGTCGTCGAGGTCGCTGCTGACGTTGTTGATGACGTCGAGCGTGTACTGCTGGATCGGAACGACGGGGCGGTCCACGGAAGGCTCCTTGCGGGTGGTGGCGGGGCGGGCGGCCCGGCGGGGACGGGCCGCCCCGGATGGTGCGGTCAGGCGGCGATGGCGTTGCCGACGCCGGGGTGCATGGCGGCGATGTACTGGGCGTCGGCTTCGCCCCAGGGGCAGTCGGCGACGGTGGCGGAGGTGCTGCCGTCCGGGTCCTGGTGGTCGCTCTCGACCCACCAGGCTGGGAGGTCGTATCCGGGGCGGGGGATCTCGACGGCAACCCACGGGCTGCCGTGCGCGCCGTCGGCGAGGGCGCGAAGCCGGTCGACGGCGGCGCGAAGTTCTTCAGCGGGAGTCATGCGGCGTGCCTCTCGGTGCAGGTGGAGCGGTGGCGGGTGCCGAGGCTGACGAACCCCTCGTCGCAGCAGGCGGCGGCGAGTACGTCGTCCGGGTCGTCGACGGCGAGGGCGGCCTGGTCCTCGGCGAGCAGGGCGACGACCACGACGGGCCGGGCGGCGAGGGCTTCGCTTCGTCGCGCAGGTGGCTGATGAGGATGCGGGCGGTCTCGGGGCTGTATCCGTAGCTGACGAGCGCGTGCTCGATTACCGGGACGACGCTGGTAGCGGCAGTGCCGCGGGCACCGCCCGTCTCGGCCTCGTCGGCCATGCGGCGCAGCTCCTGGGTGGCGAGGTCGCGGAGGCCGAGGCGGTCCAGGCGGTCGGCGGCCTCACGCAGCACGGCGGCCGGGGTGGCGGGCGCGGAGTGGACGGCGGCAAGGGCGGCCACGGCGATGCTTCGCGGGTCGTCCTCCACGCACAGGCCGCTGTCGCTTCGGTCGCACTGCTCCCACACGGCGGCGGCGATGGCTTCCAGTTGCGGGTGGCCGTCGACCCACACGGTGGGAGCGATGGGCTGTTCGGCGGGGCGGGGTTCGGTCATCGGTCGTCTCCTGGTGGTGTGGGAGGCTGGCGGGGGCCCGCCCCTGTCATCAGCAGGGGCGGGCTTCGTCGTCCTCGGGCTGGTCAGAGCGAGTCCAAGGTCGGCTGGTAGTCGCGGAGTTCGAGCGCGGTCTGGCCGGGGAGTTCGTCGTCCGACCGTGGGGCGGGGATGGTGGCGCGCGGCGGCCGCTGCTTCCGCTCGCACACGGGCCCGAGCCCGGAGGGCCTGGGTCGCCGCAGGACGCGCCCGCGGTCCCGGCAGGCAACCCGGGGGCCCGTGCCGCCCGTTGGGTCGTCAGGCGGCCGTACAGCGGCCACGACGGGCGCGTCGCCGGGCAGGGGCAGCGTGACGATCGGGCGGTCCCGCCAGCGGGGCGAGTTCGGGTGCGGGGCGATGGCGGTCACGCGGCGGCTCCCGGAACGACCCGGAGCAGCGGTTCGCCGAGGGCGGCGGCCAGTTCGGCGTAGTGGGCGGCCTGCTCCTCCGGCGTCCAGGGGCGCGGTGCCGGCCGCCTCGGGCGCTCTCCCTGGCCGAACGTTCCCGTCGGCAGCTCCTCGGCGAGCAGCCGCTCCCGGGCGGTCACGCCGTCACCCCCTCGGCGGCGGCGTGCCGTTCGGCGTGGACGGTGTCGTGGCGGGTGGTCCCGTCGTCGTGGCAGGGGTGTCCGGGCTGGGCGTCACACCGGCCGCAGGCGACGACCCGGCGGGCGTGGGCGACGATCCGCCCGTGGTGAACGTCGGGCAGCGTCCGGCGGCCGGACACGGTGGTGCAGGAGCGGCCGACGGCGGCGCGGCAGTGCGGGCAGGGGGTGGCCTGCGCCGGGTGGCGGACCGTGCGCAGCTGGGCGCGCAGAACGGCGGGCATCGGGGCGCCGGTCGTGGTCATCGGGAGCCCTCCGGGTGCAGGTGGACCACGGCGAGCACCGCCGCGTCGGGGCGTCCGGAGCAGGTCGGGCAGAAGTCGCCCGAGCGTCCGGCCCGCCAGCCGCGCTGCTTGGCGACGGTGCGGGCCTCCTCGATGGAGAGGGCATCGGTCATGAGCTGGCCGGTGCAGCCGCCGTACTGCCACAGGCGGTCGCAGTGCAGGGTGATGCGGGCACTCATCGGGTGTCTCCGTTCGCGCGGTTGAGCTTGGAAACGGCAGGGCAAGGCCACTCGTGCCGGTCGGGACGCCATGACGGACCGTCTCCGTCCTCGTTCTCGCACTCGCCGCAGACCGAGCCGAGGTGCTGGTGGCCACACAGGTACTCGCCGCCCTCATCGGACTCGCAGTGGTCGTCGTCGTAGCCGTCCGCGTTCGGGTCGCAGCCGCAGTCCTCGGCGAGACGGAAGATCTCCTGGCGGGAGTGCTCGAACCGGAGGATCAGCTCGGGGTAGGTCCGCTCGCCGATGCCGCGAAGGCGGCGGGCGAACTCGCCAGCGGTCTCGTTGGCGAACGGGGTGGCCTTGAGGGCCTGGCGGGCGAATCCTTCGGCGGCACGGAGGCGGCGCTGAGTCATCTCGTGGCCGAGGCGGTTGAGTTCGTCGTGCATCGTCATCGGGTGTCTCCGTTCGCGAGGTCGAGGAGGACGGCGGCGTGGCAGTGGTCCGGCTGGCCCGGCTCGGGCAGCGGGCAGTAGCAGGCGAGGTCCTTGCCGCGCAGCTCGGGCAGCCCTTCGAGAAGGCGCCTGCGCGTGGCAGCGGCCTCAGGCCCCATCCACCACTGGTCGGATCCGCGGACCCAGGAGCGGAACGCCATGTGGCAGGCCTCGCGCGCCTGCTCCGGCGTCTCGGCGCCGAGCCACTCGCGGGCCCCGGCGAGGGTGAACGGGTTCCCGAAGCGGGACGGGCGGGTGACGATCACGGTGTTGTCGGGCTTGCGCCAGCCCTTGGTGCGGCGGCGCTGGATACGGGACGGCATCAGCGGGTCTCCTCTTCGACGAGTTCGGCGTCGTGGATCTCGGTGTCGGTGGCGGCGCGTTCGGCGGCGAGGCGGGACGCTTCGCGGCGGCGCTCCTCCTCGCGGGCCAGTTCGTCCTCGGTGGCACGGCGGGCGCCGGTGGCGAGTGCGGTGCGGGCGGCGTGCGGGGTGCGGCGGGGGCGGCCCATGGGCTGCTTGGCGTTGCCGCCGGGCTGCTTGCACGGCCGGCCGAGGGCGGCCTTGCACTGGGGGCACTCGACGCCGAGGGGTCCGGCGCGGCGGACGGTGTCGACGAGGGCGGCTTCGTCGGAGTCGGGCACGTCCCGGCCGGGCCGCCAGCCGCGGGCTTCCAGCTCGGCGGTGAAGCTGCTGTGCGGGCCGCCGGCCAGCTGGAGGCGGTTGGTGGGCGGGGCGACGGCGCCGGAGGCGATGGCCTTGACCTGGCCGCGGTAGCGGGCGAGGTACTCGGCGGTCGTCTCGTCGGGCCTGGGCTCGTACTGGAAGTTCTCCAGTCGGGCGTTGCGGATCTTGGTGCGGAGGGTGCGGACGTGGTGCGGGAGGATCCACAGCTTGTCGCCGGGGTTCTGCGGCGGCGTGGAGTAGTAGGCGGCGACGGCGTTGCGTGCGTCCTGGTCGAGGGGCACGTCGGGGAGGGCTGCGGCCCATGCCTGAGCGGCGGCGACGGACGGCTGCCGGTTGTCGAACCCGGAGCAGTGCGCGAGGAGCGCGGCGGCTTCCTTGGCGTTCACGCGGGGCCTCCTTCCTGGAGTTGGTCGGCGAGGGCGAGCCAGCCGGCGACGCGGGCGTCGGTGCCGGTGAGGGGCTGGCTGCCGGGGAGGGCGATGACGTTGCTGGCCTGGCGCTGCTGGCGTTCGGAGGCGTACTTCGCGGAGCGGCGCATCCACTTCTGCCACTCGTCGGGCCAGGAGCGGCGGCGGGTTCCTTCGCCGCGGAAGTGCGAGACGAACTGGTCGGTCTCGTAGTCGACGTCGAGGCTGGGGAAGGTGGCGGCGGCCCAGCGGCGCATCGAGTCGGTGAGGGCGAAGCCGTCGTCGTCGATGGGGGCGGGGCAGCCCTCGGGCTGCGGGGCGGCGAGCGCCCAACTACCGGCACTTCCCCCACCTACATCAGCCACCGGTTCTTTAGAGGGGAGGGGAGGGGAGGGGAACGCGCGCGCGCGAGTCCCGAGGGAGTCCCCCGGGGACGCACCTTCCTGACCTGCACTGTCGTCAGAAAGGGGCCTGTGAATCGAAGACGATTCGTCTTCGATTCGCTCTCGATTCGTCTCCGATTCGGAAGCGAATCCGCGACGATTCCCCTCCGGACTCCCCTGGGCGGGGCCCGCCTGCCCCCGCTGCCGGCGCTTCTTCTCCGCCGCCCGCTCCCGCTTGTCGAGCACCTGACGGCGGGTCGGGTTGTAGGCGAGGTAGTCGTGCATGAAGTAGTCGCCGGACGGCGGCTGCGGGCAGCGGGAGCAGGCGTGCCCCACCGTGTGCCACAGGCCGAGCTTCACGAGCTTGGTCGCCTGCGGGGTGGTGCCGTACATGCTGGCGATGGGCCCCGGCACGACGCCGTCCGTGAGGTGCTGCGCGGCGTAGGCGCCGCACCGCATCCACAGACCCATCGCAGCGTTACCCGCCTTCACGATCTTCGGGTGACTGTGGGCACTGTCGTCCACGACGAACCAGGGCATCGGTGCTCTTCTCTCGGTGGTTCGGATCAGGCGCCGCAGGCGGCGGGTATGGCGGCCGGGGCGGGCGGTGCGTACCGCTCCAGCTCCTCGCCGGTGATGGCCTCGACGAGGGCGCAGACGAGCACCTCGGCGGCGTTCGGGGTGACGGCGTTGCCGTACTGGCGGACCTTGTCCCGCTTGCTGCCGAGGACCACGTAGTCGTCGGCGAAGCTCATGGCCCGCCCGATCTCGTGGGGCTCCAACATCCGGAAGAGGACGTCGTCGATGTCGACCTCGCCGCGCACCAGGGCGTAGCGGTCGCGGGTGGTGAGCGCGCCGATCGGTTCGTTCACGGACCGCGGGGCGCCGGTGCCGTAGTAGGGGACGAGCATGTGCTCCCAGGTGAGGAGCGACTGGTGGCCGGCGGTGGTCATGGTGCGGAACGGTTCGGCGGGGGTGGTGCAGTGTTCGCCGCCGTCGCCCTTGCTGCCGTTGTTCCGCATGACCATGGCCGCCGGGGCGACGAGTCCGTGGTGGTTGCCGGACGCGGTCACGGTGGCGAGGGACTCGGTGACCGGGCGGGCCGTGGAGCCGCCGCCGCGCAGCTCGGCGATGAACGGCAGCCAGGCGAGGCCGGTCTCGTTGCGGGTCGTCATGGTGCGGAGCGGCCCGGTCGCCGGGGCGGCGTCCTTCCCGTCGCGGCCTTCGACGGGGACCATGAGCGGCGGCACGGCCAGGGCCTTCGTCATCGTCGTGGTCTGTGTCGTCAGAGGCGCGTCCACCGGCCAGGTGCGGACGCCCGGGCGCCGTTCGAAGGTGTTGCCCGCGGCCTCCAAAGTGATCGGCCGCGCGAACTTCTTCAGGCCGGCCTCGATGCGTCGGAGGGTTTTGTCGGCGAGGGGCTTTGCCCGGTCGCCGATGCGCTGTCCGGGGATGCTCCAGTCGATGGCTGCGGCGGCGGGCAGCGCTTCGGGCTCGACGACCTGGTTCCGGCACCGGGTGTTGGGGCAGCGGTACACGTACTGCTGGCGGTAGCGGCCCATGTCGCGGCTGGGGTCCTTGAACACCTGCATGGCCTGCACGTGCTGGTCGCAGCCGGAGCACCAGGCGCGGGGCCGGAGCCACTTGTCCCAGTCGGGGGTGCGGCCGAGGGACTCGTGCCAGTAGCCGACGTACAGCCGGTCGCGGGACTGCGGGGCGGCGTGGACGGTCCGCGGCTGGGCGTGCATGGAGTTGAGGGCGATGACGCGGGTGCGGTATCCGAGCTTGTGGATCTCGCCGATCCAGCGTCCCCAGTCGGTCCAGGCGCGGACGTCGGTGACGTTCTCGACGATCCCGGCCTTCACCAGCCCGCCGCGCTCCTGCACCCCGCGCAGGTAGAGGGGGACCTCCTCCATCAGGGCCCGGGACTCCTCCTCCAGGTCGGCGTCCTCGTCGTCGTCCTGGGAGGCGAGGAGGTCGAAGAGGCTGCCCTGCATGGCCGAGTCGAAGTCGCGCTTCTTGCCCTTGGCGACGGACCAGTTCGTGCACTCCGGGGAGGCCCAGAAGATGTCGGTGACAGGCCAGTCCCAGACCGGGGCCTTGCGAATGTCGCCGCGGTAGTGGTCGGCGCCAGGGAAGTTGCTGGCGTGGGACTCGATGGCGAGGTTCCAGTGGTTCGCCGCGCGGGTGACGTCCACGCCCGGCACAGCGTGCATGCCCTGGCTGGAGCCGCCGGCGCCGCAGTTGCCGGTCCAGTGCACGAGCCCGTTCCGCCTGCAGAGCCACGTCCCGTACTCGACTGTCGGGCACCAGACCGTGCCGGTGTGAGTCGTCCACTCGGCGACCGCCTGGCGGAGCGGCTTGGCGGTGACCCTTTCCAGGAGCGAGACCCTCCACATCGGGTATGCCTCGCCCTTGCGCTGCATCCCCCAGCGGTGGATGGACGTCGTGCGCCCGGCGAGGATGGCTGCCATTTGGAAGGCCTCGGCGCGGTCCTGGCGGTTCTGGGAGAGGGAGGAGTCTCGCGCGCCGTCCCGTACCCGGGTGGTGCCGTCCGCGAGCATCGACGTCTCGATGAGCAGGTCAAGCTGGGCGGCCGTCAGCGTCAGCAGCCAGGCCGGGTCGAGCACGTGGTCCGGCGCGGCGGTGATGATGGGCGCCGCGGCGGCTACGTTGAGCCGCCAGTACCGCGTCCCCTCGTACTCTCCGGTGTTCCAGGCCGCCACGCCCCGCTTGCGGCCCGCGCGGCCGATGGGCGGGCCGTACAGGGTGGTCAGCGCTCGCTCGATCCGCTCGCACTTCGTAGGGTTGACCGTGGGCGACTGGGAGAGGTGCAGCCCGCCGTTTTCGCGGTAGCTGCCCTCGGTCCAAGCCCAGCCGACCAGCTCGACCAGCGCGTCCTCGTGGACGCTGTCCGTCGGGGCCTCGAAGGGGGCGCTGCGGGCGACCGACGATTCGAGCGTGAGCCGATCAGAGGTGCGCACCTGCCAGGTCGTCCGCTTGACCTGGCCGCCGCGCTGCCGGACCGGCCAGCGGTGACCCTCGGTCACGAAGGCCGAGAGCGCCTTGCCCTCTACCCGCAGCATCTTCTCGTTGGTCACCTGGAAGACGTTCATCCGCTGGACCGGCACCCAGCGGGCGATGCCGTCCTCGGTGTTGAGGCTGGCCGCCAGGTCCCCGACCTGCACCTCGTCGTAGCGCCGCCAGCCCTGAGCGGTCAGGATTTCGGTCTCGGTGTCCGCGCAGAACCAGTCCATGACCGTCAGCTCGGCGGTGTCGTGTCGGTAGGCGCTCACGCGGCGGTCTCCTTCTGCTTGGTGCGGTTCCGGGACCGCTCGACGGCCCGCTTGGAGCAGCCGAGGCGGATGGCGATCTGGCTGTTGGAGTGGCCGTCGCGGACGAGGAGCCGCACGCGTTCGTCGTCGATCTGCTCGGGCCGTCCCGGGCCGGCCGGGCGCTCGTCGATCTCCGGCTCGCACGCCGGGTCGTCGATGTCCTCCCACGCGGCGGGGCCGTGCCAGCCGTTGCGGCGGGCGACGCTGCGGGCGAAGTTGCTGACCTGCTGGGGCACGCCGTGCTGGAGCGGGTCGAGGGTGTGGACCAGGCGGTACCGCTCGGCGACCTTCTCGACGGTGGCGATGGCGGCCCGGTCGGCGTGGGTGAGGTGGATGAGCTGGCGGCGGTGGATGCCGAGCCGGCCTTCGAGGTGGCTGACGGGCCACCCCATGGCGACGAGGGCCTGGATGCGGCGCCGGGTGCCGGTGGCGTCGACGCGGCTGCCGGGGGTGAGGGAGGGGCGGTCGGTGGGCTTGATGGCGAGGATGCGCTGGGCGCTGGCGATGGCCAGGCTGGCCGCCGGGGGCTTGCCGTTGATGCCATAGACGATGCGGGCGAGGGTGGCCGCCGAGACGTCGGCGTCGATGCGGATGGAGTTCATGGTGTGCCCGGCGGCGCGCAGGGTCTTGATGTGCTCGCGGACGGGGTCGGCGTCGTGGGTGGGCTGCCAGGTGCCGTAGCCCATCTGCCGGTAGCGGCGGCGGGCGTAGGCGCGCTGCGCTTCCGCGCAGGGTTCGCAGGGGCAGCCGTGGTACTTGCTGCGGCTGAGGGTGCCGTGGGGCGGCAGGGGGCGGGTCACGCGGCGGCCTCCGTCCGGTACTCGGGGGTGCCGATCCACTGGCGGCAGAGGCTGCGGTGGACGGTGGCGCGGGAGGAGGGGACGACGCCGGCGTGCTCGACGACTCCGGCCGCAGCGGCGGAGGAGAACGCCCCGCCCCAGCGGGCGGGCGAGTCGGGCTCGTCGACGAGCCCTTCGGCGATGAGGTCGGCGGCCTGGAAGGGGCGGCCGCGGCGGGCCATCGTCTCTATCGCGGCGCGGCAGGCGACGGCCCAGTCGGCCGGGGTGTTCTCGACGGCGCGGGCGATGCCGGTGCGCTTCGCGGTCTCACCGGCGGCCGGGTCGACCGTGCCCGCGATCGGGGTGGGGAACTGGAGCTGGCTCATCGGGCGTCTCCTTCGGCCTGCTGAGTGGCGTCGGCGATGCCGCCGCAGGCGGCCTTGAGCGCCTCGCGGCGGGCGTCGGCGCGGGCGTTGGCGTCGCAGATCTTCTGCATGGCGGCGGCCTCGGCGGCGAGCCGCGGGTCGGCGTCTTCGCGGCCCTTCCGCTCGGACCAGCAGCGGGCGCAGAGGAGGGGCTGCCGCTCGATGGAGCACCAGGGGCAGGTGAAGCCCGTGGCACCGAGGTGAAGGCCGCAGTCCGGCTCGTAGAGGAACAGGGGGCGGGTCTGGGCGCAGCCGTCGCAGCGGGCCTCGACGGGCGTCTTCGCGGTCATGGCGTGTGGTCTCCTGGTCTCCGGGGCCGCCCCGATTCGGGCGGGGCGGCCCCGGTAGGTGGTGGGTCAGTCGACGAGTTCGGCGTCGATGGGGCCGTCGTCGTCCGGGTCGGCGTCGTCGAGGGCGGACGGCTGCGGCGGGAGCGGCGCGGTGGAGACGCTGGCGACGACGCTGTCGGCGGTTTCGGTGTGAGCGAGGAGCTGGTCGCGCCGGTACTCGGCGGAGGTGGGCACCCACTTGGCGAGCTGCCGCACGGCCGACTTGAGCCACATGGCTTCCTCGTTGGTGTTCCACGGGGAGTACTCGGAGTGCTTGGAGTCGGACTTGGCCTTGAACTCCATGACCCGGGACCGGTTGAGGACGACGACCTTGGACACGGCGCCGTCCTTCATGACGGCGTAGGCGTACACGCCGACGAGGGGGCCGCGGTCGTTGGCGAACCAGTCGATCTCGTGGACGGGCCGGTCGTCGCGGCCGGGCACGTAGCGGAAGGTGTCGTTCTCGCGGACGGCTTCGACGATGACGGTGGAGGCGGCGCCGGCCCGGTAGATGAGTTCGACGATGCCCTGGTAGCCGACGATGCCCTTGATGACCTTGCGCCCGCCGTGCGGCTTGCTCTTGCGGGGGGTGAGGTAGAACTGCTCGGTGCCGGGCTCCAGGCCGAGGCGGGCGGCGGTCTTCATCTCCCGCAGGAACAGGCCGATGTCGTTCTGCGCGGCCTCCATGAGCTTCTCGTCGCCGCGGACGGCGCCGACGGCGAGCCGCACCCACTGGTCGGCGTTGACGTGGGAGGGGACGAGGGCGGCGTACTCGTCGCGGTACTGCTCGATCTGCGCGGCGGGCCCCTGGTCGCGGGTGGCGAGGGCGTTGCTGATCTGGCTCATCGGGCGGTGTCCTTGCTGGTGTAGGGGCTGAGGCTGTGGGTGCGGCCGTCGCGGACGGTGCGGTAGGCGATGCGGCGGTCGCCGACGACGGCGCGCTTGCCGGTGCCGATGTGGTCGAGGAGGACGCCCTTCGCGGCGGTGAGTTCCTCGGCGGCGGCCTTGGCCTGGCGCTGGGCGGTCTCGTACCGGTCGGCGTCGGCGGCGGGGACCTGGACGTCGATGTCGTCGAGGCCGTCGGGCTGGACGCGGATGGTCTGGTAGGTGGCGTCGGCCCCGTCGATCGGCGGGCGCTGCCCGGCCTCGACGGAGTTGAGGAACTGGGCGGCGGCGTGCCGGAGGATCTGCGCGTCGTCCTTGTCGTACTCGACGACGTACTCGCGGTAGTCCCAGCCGCCGATGAGGACGGCGAGGTGGGCGGGCGCGGTGAGGCCGAGGGTGTCCTGCTGCCAGAGGACCTGGCACCGGTAGTGGACGGGGATCTCGTCGCTGCCGGCCGGGCCCCAGCCGTCTCCGTAGGGCGACGTCTTGATCTCCAGGATGGAGACGGGCGCGGTCGGGGTGAGGACGTCGTCGGGTGCCGGGTGGAGGAGCCGGTCGGGGGTGGCGCGCTGCCACGTCCGCTCGGCGTGCTGCCAGGTGCCGGTCGGGCAGGGCACGAGGTCGGGGTGGGTGTCGCCGAACTTCGTGGCGACGGCGTCCTCCAGGCGGTTGCCCCACTCGGCGGCCGGGTTGTCGACCCACGGCGGCGTCGGGAGCCCGGCCTTCTTGTGCCACAGGGAGAAGCGGGACTGGTACGGGGAGAGGCCGACGATCGCGGCGATCTCCGTGGCGGTGACGGTCAGGCCCGCGCGGGCCGCGTCCCACTCCGGCGTGCCGGGGGTCAGGTGTCCGAGGAGGACACCGGTCGGGGTGCTGATCACGAGGTTCCTTCGAGGTGGGGCGCCGGCGGGGCGGGGGTGTCACCGCCCCGCCGGGCGATCAGGGGGTCAGCGCTTGGCGAGGCCGGCGGTGACGGCGGCGGTGACGGCGGCGGTGACCTGGCGGGCGATGTCGTCGCCGAGCTGCGTGGTGACGAGGTCGCGGGCCTGCTTGACCATGTCGGCGATCTCGGTCTCGAACGCCTTCTTCACCTCGGCGCGGACGACCTGCTGAAGGACGGTGCCCTGCTCGTGCCGGTAGCGGTCGGCGGGCTCCTTGAGGAGCTTGCGGGCCTCGTCGGTGATGACCTCGGCGAGGGTGGTCTGCTCGCCGGTGCGCTCGCCGTAGTGGTTGGTGCGGTAGATCGGTCGGTTGATGGCGTCCTCGATGGAGGGGCGCACGGCGGCGCGGATCTCCTCGTCGCGGATGTCCATGACCCGCTGACGGAGGGTCGGCCAGTGGGTGGACTGGGTGAGGCGGTCGATGATCTGGGTGGCGACGAGGTCCGCGATGGTGCACTGGCCCTCGGTGTAGGTCTCGCCGTCCTCGTCGACGCCGAGGACGTCCGCGACGACGCTGCTGAGGGTGATCTCGTCGACCTTGACTTCGATGTTCATGACGCTCCTGGAAGGTGCTGGGTCCGCCGGGCGATCAGGCGGGGGTGAGGCGGGCGGGGCAGAAGCGGGCGCCGCGTCCGCTGGCCAGGTCGAGCCACATGAACTCGCCGTAGGTCCGCTCCCTGTTGGTCTGGAAGAGGCAGTCGGCCAGCTCGGGGCGTCCGAGGGATTCGAGGACCGGCTTCAGGTGGGGGATGGCGTGGGCGGCGACCTTGCGGGAGGCCCGGTTCGGGTCGGTCCAGTCGACGGTGATCGGCGGGACCGGGTAGGTGTCGCCGACCTTCCCGAACTCGATGCGGTAGGTGGTCACGCGGCGTCCTCGGCGACGTTGGGCCGGGGTGTTTCGACGGTGTCGGCGAGGGGGCTGGCGCCGAGGCGGCGGACGGACCCCTGCTCGAACCGGTCGAGGACCGGGCAGGGCTGGGTGTCGGCGATGACGTGCTCGGCGCGGACACCGACGGCCACGCGGTGCTCAAGGTCGGCGATGCGCTCGGCCTGCGTCTCCACCGCCCGCTCGGCCTGGGCGAGTTCACCAGCGGCGACCCGGGCCCGCTCTCCGGCGGCGGCCGCCTCGCGGAGGGCCGCGCCGAGCTGGGTGCGGAGGTCGGCGATCAGGTCGGCCTGGGCGGCGATGGTCGCCGCGTCGGTGTGGCTGGCCTGCTCCAGCTGTGCGAGCGACGGGCGGCGGTGACGGCCGCGGGTGCGTATCACTGGTCCTCCTCGTCGTCGACGACGTCCACCTCGAAGCCGAGGCCGACCTCGGGGATGTCGGGGCGGGTCGAGTCGTGCATGACCAGCGGGCGGCCGGTGAACAGGGCCTCCATGAAGGCGGCGCCGAAGCTTTCGCCGCTCTTCTCGCTCATGTCGATACGGATCGGTTCGCTCACGAGTCCCCTCCCGGGGTTCCGCAGGTGCAGGTGGTGGGGTCGGTGTGGCCGTCGGCGCAGCGGCAGTCGGGCCGGCCGGGGCAGTCGTCGCACGGCTCGACGTCGGCGGGGGCGGTCACTTGGCGGCCTGCTCGGCGGCGCGGCGGAGCATCTTCGCGTTGGCGTCCAGGTCGTTGCCGGTGAACCGGGCCACCAGCGCGGCCGCCTCCCGCAGCACATCGGCGCGGGACGGCAAGGCCGCCACGACGTCATTGGCGATGCGGTCGCGCTGCCGGGTCAGCTCGGCGTTCTCCTGCTCCAGCGCGACGGCGATCCGCCGAGCCCGGTCCCGCTCGTCGGTGAGCTGGGTGACCATCGAGCGGACGGCCGGGTCGCGCTTGATGAGGTCGGCTGTCCACGCGTTGGTCAGGAGCAGGCGGTTCTCGGTGCTCGCCAGCCATGTGCGCAGGGCATCTTTCGCCTCGCGTGCCGTGTCTCCCCACACGTTGGCCGCGTAGTACTCGTGGGCGACGTCGAGCGCGTTGCCCCACTCGGCAGTGCGCACCTGCTCCCACATGCCGGTCGGCAGTAGGTAGCTGACCGGCTTCAGGCCGGGAATGCGGGCGAACACCTGGACCTGCTTCTCGCAGGGGTGGGCGAAGTCGAAAGAGTCCTGGCGGACTCGGACGTGCGGCTCGGTCATCGGGCCCTCCGGGCGGTGTGGTGGCGGACGCGGCAGGCGTCGCAGGTGCAGGTGGTGGGGTGGTGGAGGGAGGCGCGGCGCCGGGCGGCGGCCAGCGCTTCGACCTCGGCGGCGTACCGGACCGGGTCCGTGCGCCACAGGACCGACGCCGGCCGGTGCTGGCCCGCCTCGATCGCGGCGAGGTTCCGCTCGAAGACGGTCAGGAACCGCTGGCGTTCGACGGGCCGGTCCAGGCCCGGGGCGTGCAGGACGGCCAGGCCCCGGGCGGTCAGCTGCTCACGCATCGCAGCCCCCTCGCAGGTAGTCGAGGTACTCGGCCGGGATCTCGGTGAGGTTGGCGGCGCGCTGGGCGGCGCGGGTGAGGTGGGCGGCGTAGGCGGCGCACAGGTGCGGCGGCCAGCCCGCCTCCGGGCCCAGGGCCTCGCGCCACTCCAGGTCCACCGCCGCGACCACGGCCTGGACGATGTCCTCGCTGCGGGTCTTGATCAGGCAGGCGGTCATGCCACACCGCCCTTCTTGCGGGCCGCCGCGATGGCGTCCGCCGCGTTCCAGTTGCCGTCGGCGCGGGCCCGCAGCTCCGTCGCCCACGAGGTGGCGGCCGCCGCGAACCGCTCCGCGACCTCCGCCCGCTCGGCCGAGCTGAGGTCGCTGTCGATCTGGAAGCTCACCGACCCCGGGGTGTAGGCGCCGTCGGGCTCGACGACCAGCGTCGGGTGTACCGAGGTGAAGGCGCGGAGCCTGCTGCGGCCGTCGATGAAGTACGTGTGGTTGTAGGCGGTGCTCATGCGGTCCTCCGCGGGTGGGTGAGGTCCACGCGGATCACGGGGACGGTGCTGTCGGGGTCGGCGTCGTGGAGGAGGTGCCGCTGCTCGGCGAGCGCGCCATCGTGCAGGCGGCGCATACGGGCCGCGGAGGCGTCCAGGCCGGCGGCGAGGGCGGTCAGGTCCGTCGTCAACGGGACTCACCCGCCTCGGCGTCGTAGCCGGAGACCGTCCAGCGCTCGGCGTTGCGATCCCAGACCACGGACCACGCGGTGTGGTCGGTGATCGTGCCGTCGAGGTCGATGCCGAGAACGTCGATCGCATTGAGGGCGTCGGCGACGGCCTGCCACCGGGACCGCTCGGTGCGGACCGGGCTGGCGGACAGCTCGGCGCGGAGACGCTCCACCTCGGCGAGCAGGGCCGGGACGTCGGTGCGGGCGGCGGCGATGAAGGCGGCGTCGGCCGTTCCTCCGTCCGCCTCGTCGGCCCGGCACGTCTCGCCGACCCAGAAGGCGTTCCATGTGTACTCGTCGCCCTGGTAGATCTCCGCGCCGTCCGTGCACCACGGGCCAGCGGTCGCGGCCTCGGCGCGGGCGGCGATCTCCGCCAGGTACTCGGGGTTCAGGGCCGTGCTGGCGGCCGTCGTTCCGGCCTCGGCGGCGAGGGCGCGCAGGTCGCCCCACGTCAGGCCGGTCACCGCGCCGCGCACGGGCTGGTTGCGGGTGGCCACGACGGCCATACCGGAGTCCACCTCGTCGGCGAAGACGGCCAGCGTGTGGGCCAGGGCCTCGCGCGGGGAGGTCGGCGGGGTGTTCGGTTCGGGCATGATGGGGAGCACGTGGCTCCCTCCTCTCTCTGGTGGTGAGGGGTGCTGCGAGGCCCCTGCTGCCGGTGACTCGCCAGAAACCGGTGGTGGGGGCCGTTGCCGTCTACGCGGCGGGGCGGAGCTTGCTGTACTTGTTCGGGAGGCGTTCGCCGTCCTGGAGCACCCACCGGATGTGTGCCGCAGTCATGCGCGGGCTCTTGCCGACGCGGGTGTAGGGGATCTGGTCGGCCTGGATGGCCTCGGTCACCCAGTTCTCGGTCTTGCTGAGCCGCTTCGCCGCCTGGGCCGGGGTGAAGGCCCTGAGCTCCGGGTCACCCTGGTTCGCGGCGAGTTCCTCGATGGCGACGACGAGGCGCTCAACGAGCCCCAGCAGCCTCGTCGTCGCCCCCTCCTGCGTGCTGATCACTGGTCTTCTCCCTGGTGATGGCGTCGAGTGGGATGCGCAGCTCACCGGCTATGCGGCGGAGGGTTTCGTCTCCCGCCCCCTGGCGTCCGATCTCCACGCGGGAGAGGAAGCCGGGGTCTCGTCCGATGAGGTGCGCGAGCCGCCGCAGGCTCAGTCCGCGCAGTTCTCGGATGGCCCTGATTGCAGCTCCGTTCGGTGTCACAACACCCAACGTAGACCCTTCGTTGGGTGTTGGCAAGCCACAGACCCGCATTCGTTGGGTGTCGCGCCGGTTTGCTGGGTGTAGGCGCCGAGGGGGAGTGACGCGCATATGCCGAACACGCCGAGGCAACGGAAAGTGCGCCCCCAACACCGATCGATACTGGTCAAAAGCGGGTATGGGTGGGTGCGCGTTGCCAGGTCGTGCGGCATGATGAGGGACCATGACTAGGGACTGGACGCGACTCGCCTCCGCCATCGAGGGCCGGCGCCGGGAAATCGGCTTCACGCAGGTGGACCTCGCCGAAGCGGCCGGGGTCAGCGAGTCGACCGTTCAGAACCTGGAGTCCGGCGTCGCCCGCCGCCGCCTCCCGAGTTCACTCCCCCGCATCGAGATCGCGCTCGGTTGGGAGACCGGTTCCGGCGAGCGGGTACTTGAAGGCGCCGAGCCCACGGTGAAGCCGCAGCCCGAGAAGCCTCAAACCGGCCAGCCCGCTACCCTCCCCCTCCGTATCCAGCAGGAGCTGGAAGACGGTCAGCTCCTCGACGCCACCGTCCTGGACCTGACGCCCGACTCCTCCGCCAAGATGATCGTGGTCGTCAAGGGCGAGGAGGGTGCTACGCCCGAGCAGATCAGACGCGACCTGCTGGCGTGGGCGGACAAGCAGCGGCGCCTCCAGGGCTGAGCAGGTCCCAGTACTGGGACCTGCCACCCATTCGCCCCGCACTCGATAAGCTTGGCTCACCCAATCTTCGAGGGCACTTGGGGGCAGCGTGGCCTATGGGGAGAAGCGCGGGTACGACAAGCGCGCGAAGAAGTGGCGGTACCGCGGCCGGTACAAGCTGCCGAACGGCAGGTACGGGTCGGTCACCCGCGACGATGCGGGTCAGCCCTTCTACACCGAGCGGGCTGCTGAGGCATACGCCCACGGCCTCGAAGTCGATGTCCGCCGGAAGACCTTCATCAACCCCCGCGATGGCCGCATCACGCTCGCCGAGTGGGCGGCGGTGTGGATCGAGTCGATCGACGTGGGCCCACTCAGCGAGGTGGAGTACCGCCGGCGCATCAAGAACCGCATCCTTCCGGAGTGGGGTGACGTTCCCATCGGCGACCTGACGGCCGTCGGCTGCGCTGCGTGGGAGAAGCGTCTCCGCGCCGACCTCAGCAAGAACTACGCGGACGGCGTCGTCTCCGTGCTGCGGATGATGCTGGACGATGCGGTCGCCGAGCGGATGGTGCCCGCCAACCCGGTGGCTGCCCGCAAGTCCGGCCGCCGGGGCCGGTTCCAGCCGAAGCCGAAAGACGAGCGCGTCATCGCAACACCCCGGCAGGTATTACTGATCGCTCGCAACGGCCTGGCGATGCGCGGCCTGAACGAGTACGCCCTCGTACTCGCCTCCGCCTACACCGGCCTCCGGATCGGTGAACTGGCCGGCGTCCACCGCGACCAACTGGAGCTGGTCGATCGCGGGCAAGGGGCGCGACTTCACGCGGTACAGCAAAGCCAGTACGTGAACGGCGTGTTCACCGAGATCGGCCCGAAGTACGACTCTGGGCGAGGGCTCATCCTGCCGCCGTTCCTCGCTGCACTTCTCGGCGATCTGACCCGGTCGCGGCCCAAGTCCGAGTGGGTGTTCACGGCGCCGAGGGGAGGCCGTCTGATCCGCGGTGGCGACTGGTACGAGGAGACGTGGCGGCCGATGGTCCATGGCCGGGCGCCGCGTGGGGTGACTCGCGGGGCGAAGGCCCGAGCCGGGCTGCGCCCTGTTCTGGGTGTCGAGGGGCTGACGCCGCATGGGCTGCGGCACAGCCAGAAGGTCTGGCTTGACGAAGGCGGGCACCCGCGCGTGGCGGTGGAGGCGAGGATGGGACACGTCCTTCAAGGTGTCGAGGGGACCTACTCACACGTGACGTTGCCCATGGAGCTGAAGATTGCCTCGTCACTGCAGGCGCTGTGGGAGGATTCCCAGAGGGTAGTGGTGGACCGGAGAGAACTCGGCCCCTACCCGCCGCTGATGCCGACGCTGGCGCAGCAGCGCAGAGCGAGACACAGGGCTACAGCGAGAAGTTGA